TCCGCGTCAAGGGACGTTGGTGGCACGAGCCGGAGCAGGTTTTTCCTGCCGATGAGGAGGTGTGAGATGGGAGATGAGTTGAAGTGGTGCGCGAAGGGTCGCTTTGCGACGCGATACGAGTTGCGCTGTGGTGACACCCCGCTGACCACAGTCAGTTACAGCCGAAAGTACGGGGTCTGGTCCACGGACCGGAGCAGCGGATTCGTCAACGCGCGCGCTGCGATGCGCTGGGAGGAAAATCGCCTCAACCTGCCTGAGTGCCCTGTTGTGGAGACGAAGCCATGACCAGCAAAGTCGCGCGAGGCGCCATGACCGACCTGCACCCGCTGGACGAACTGCCGCCGCCTGACCCGGACGTGCCGGCAGGGTTCCGGCTCTCGGTCATCGTCGAGCTGGTCTACGCCGACGGCACAACGCGCAACGGCTGGCACGACCTGTGCAGCGGCTGGATGCGCTTCGGCGACAAGCACGCGGTCAACGACTTGGACGACGACGACGAACAACCGATTGGATGGAGGATGTTGAATGGCAATCTACACTCAGAACCAGCTTGACCGGCTGGCCGACAAGGTTCGCGCCGGCGACGCACTGAGCAAAGCCGAGGCGCTCAATCTGATTCAGGACTGCGCCAAGTTGCGCGTCGACCTCATTGATGCGCGCGAGTCCATGGAAGAGCTGGAGCAGTGGCGCAAGGCGCTGGTGTGGTACAGGGACAGCGCAGATGGAACGTTGTCGCTGTGCGTCACGAACACCGGCGTTGTGCTGGCATACGTCCTGCAAACAAGCGACGGGTGGGTTGTCGGTGTGGTCGGAGGTGGCGCCTACCAGTCACGCACGGACGCCCTGCGCGCCGCAGAAGCCGCGCTCGGTCTGCCCAAGTGCCGCGTGGAAGGTGAGCCATGACCGAGACCGTCTCAGAGTTCAAGGCGCGGGTGGCGAGGGTCAGGGAGCGGTACCCGGAGTGGTCCGATTGGCAGGCGCACTTCAACGCGATGGGATACCACAGCCTCGGAGCTTCGCCCAAGCAAGCCAAATGGGCGTGGGGCTCCGGGATCGCTGCGTCTGAGATTGACCCGTTTACAGACGACACCCGCATCCCCGCCTTCCTCGCCGCGGCGGTAGAGGCTGGGGTGCTGACAGCTGACAAGAAACAGAAGGAGAAATGAGATGCCCGTGAAACTGATGGGACCCAACGACTTCCTCGACCCGGACATCAAAGACCTGGTCGAGTTCATCGACCTGCACTGCTTCGTCACCGTCGACAGCGGTGACGGACACAGCAAGTTCGAGGGCAAAGGCGCCTACGACGACCCGGACGCTCTGCGGACGCCGCACGTCATCATTCGGTCGACGCGGGAGACGATGCTCGATGAGGCAGACCGGCTGCTCCGACTACTGCTCGGCCACGGCGCGCCGGGAGCGAAGTTCTGGCAGATCGAAGCATCCTACGACCCGGCAGACGGATCGTGTTTGATCCTGCTTACTGGACTTTCTAGCTCGGATGTTCCGGGCATTTCTACGACGAAGGAGGACTGAGAGATGGAGAACAAGCACAGTCTCAACTACTTCATTGCCCAAAGACAACAAGCCCACGACGAGGCAATGGCCCACTTGCGTGAGGTCCTCGACCCTGCTTATGTCGGAGAGGCCGTCCTTGCTGCCAGGCTATTTGCTGTTTTCGTCCAGCACAGAGACTTCGCTCTGCACGTTCTGCCGCCAGCGCAGTCGTCTCTTCTCTGCGGCGACACCGTGTCTGCCCAGGCTGCCCTGTCTTTCTTTCACATGCTGAACCACGCCATGATCGACGATGGTGACGTGTGCTTCGTTGACGTTCCTCCGTATGGCCTGCAACTGCTGTGGACCAACCAATACGACACGGAGGCTTGCCGGGCTGCAGTGAACGCGCGCTTCCTGCGTGTGCGGAAAGCATACAACTTATGCGTAGATGCCGAAGAAGAGCATGTGGACTTCAAGAACCTGGAATGGACAAAGGAGGAGATGCCATACAGGCTGCTAGAATACTTCTGGAAAGAGGCCCGCAAGCAGTTCCTGCAGGAAGCGCTGCTTGCAAAAGATGCTGATGAACTTCGATGGGCTACAGCGTACCACCGGGAGCGCTCCTGCTGGAAAGAGGAATGGGTGGCGGAGGTTGGACTTGGCCAGCGGACATGGAAGAAGGAGGCCCGAGAAATCCACAAGAAAATCTACGGAGAGTATCCGCAACCTCCGACAAAGGACGCCCTGGACAGAATGGAGGCTTTTCGCGCCAGAATGGAAGCCCGCGCTGTGGCGCAAAGAATTGTTGCGGACATGTCGTCGGAAGGAGATCTGAAATGACCCCAGAACAACTCCACACGTTCCTTACGTTCTGGTCTTCGCTGCCGGACCCCGGCGCGTTGCATTGGCTGCCTGGCGCGGTGCCGTACGTCTGTCGACACATCAGTTACAATGGCCAGCAAGCGTGGTCGCGCGAGTTGTCCGACGCGGACATCCCGGAATTGCGGGCGTGCGCGGAAGCGTGCGCTGCCGTACCGGACTTCACTGTCGCCCTGTTCCTCGCACGGCGCGGAGGAGCAATGCCCCGAGGCATGGTCGGGTGGCACACGCGCTACGGAGACGATGCGCGAACAGCCGCGCTGTACGCAGCCGTAGTGGAACTACCGGTTGTCGACCAGGTCGTCGTCAACCCTGTCGCTCTGCCCATGGACGGCGGTTCGTTTCTGGTGCAGAACGACCGCGGTGAGCCGGAGTGGCTCGTACGCGACGGGCAATTCACACGGCTCGGCAAGCAGGACGTAAAGAAGCCGGGCGTCATCTTTTGGAGCCAGACATGAGCACAATCGACCAGGGAGTATACTTGCGGCCGGACGGATCTTACGTCTATGTCCGCGAGGTGAAAAAGCCCATTTCCGTGTCGTACCGCGACAAGGAGGGCAACGACAGCACTTGCACCTACAAGGAGGCCGCAAAGACGTGGGTTCACCAGCCGCTGTTTCGAGATGTCCCCGACGCGGTAGACCCGCGGCTACCCTACAGTTTCGACCTGCATTGGGATGTCCACACCTTGTCGGAGCTGCACGCTGACGGGGTAACGGATGCAGAAAGGGAGCACGCTCTCCAGTACGGCATCGACTTGGACGACCCAGACACCGTGCGGGCGTACAATTTTCGCCGCGCTGAATGGCTGTCCGCCAACTACTTCGAGGACATACTGCCCGCGCTGCAGGCCGCGTTTCCTGCCGCCGATTGGGTAGAGGACAGCAGCTACCGGCGTTGCTACTCCAAGGCTCTGAATGTTGGCGTCGACTGGAACGACGAGTTACTGGTCTACAATGTCTACGCTTGTGGCGGAGTACTGGCCGACATCACCGTCAGTACCCTGCCTGCTGTCATCGACGCGCTCCGAACAGTCGGACCTTTGGTTCTAGCCCGGGCAGAGGCCGTTGCTTCTGCTTTCGCGGGCACACAGAAGGAGATCTGAATATGCACGAGTACCTGATCATCCTTGGCCTCGTCGGCATGGTCGCAGCTGCCGGTTGGGCCCTCGTGCGCCGGGCACGGCGCGGTTGCTACCCCTCGGACACGGCCACCTCCCCCTCGGGATCTGCGCGCCTGTCCATGCACGCCCCACCACTCAGTATGGACATTGTTCTCCCTGACCCTCAGTCCGCCTACTGGCATTACGAGAGTCGGCCGCCCGTGCAGCCGCGCCTGGACACCGCGCTCAAACGCTCGCTGCGGGGCATGAGCGACGAAGACCTGCGGGCCGTGCGTTTCACCGTCACGGACAAGGAAGCCTGGCGCCTGCGCAAGTTAGAGATGGACAGGCGGTCGCGGAAGAATCGGCGCAGACAAGCGGCTCTGCGCAAGTCCTGTGCCGAAATCTGCTCGGCCTTCGCGGACAACACCGACAACGTCGTGAACAACATGGAGCGCTGCTTGGCTGGGATGCCAACGGGAGCCCTGTGGAGGACCAAGATGCCAAATAAGCGCCAGCGCAAGAAGAACAGTGTTCGAGAAATGCGAGCCGTTCAGGCACACGTGACGAAACAGCTGAAACAAGTGCTCGCAGCGGCGAAAGGGCGTACTGCCCAGCGAGAACTCCTGAAAAGCGAAGCGGAGAGCTTCTTTAGGCGGCTGCTGGAGGCGGAGAGACTCCCAACGTGGCCGAACTACCAGAACGTGCGGGTGACGCACGACGGCTATGGTACATACCGCGTTAGTTATGCAGTGGACGATATCGCCGGCTGGGGAGCTAATAGTCGCCCGTGGGATGTTGCCGCAGACAACTCAACGCATATGGAGGTAAGGTAATGCCCGCCAAGATAAAGTATCCGGTCGTCGATGGTAGAAAGGAGTGTGGGGAGTGCGGCGAAGTAAAACCGATCGAGCAGTTCAACCGCGCCAGGCGGCATTACACTTCCCGCTGCCACGACTGCCTAAAGGCGTACGCCGCCAGATATCGCGAACGCCCGGCTGTAGTGGCTAAAGCGCGCGAATACCACCGGGCGTACATGGCTGAGCCGGAAAATCGGCAAAGAACTAATGCCTATAGCCGAGAGCGCAACAAAGCAGTAGGCATAAAGGCAAAGCGTAATCAGTACCGCCGCATATGGGCTGCCCGGGAAAAACAAAAGGCCGTAGACTACAAGGGCGGCGGTTGTTGTATATGCGGATACGCAAAGTGTCTCGCTGCTCTGGACTTTCATCACCTTGATCCGACAGAAAAGGAGGGGTATACAGGCGGAGCACTTAGATCTCATTGGACGTTTGAAAAGAACAAGTGGGAAATAGATAAGTGCGTTCTTGTCTGCGTTCGTTGTCACAGAGAGATTCACGCTGGAATGGTGTCATTATGAGTCTTCGTGTATTGGTTTCCTGTGAATATAGCGGAACAGTCCGCGACTCCTTCTTGCGGCTCGGGCACGACGCGATGTCTTGCGACCTGCTACCTACGGACGTTCCTGGCCCTCACTATCAAGGAGACGTCCGGGACATCCTGCACGACGGCTGGGACCTGCTCATTGCCCACCCGCCGTGTCAGTACCTCTGCAGTTCTGGCCTGCACTGGAACAAGCGTCGGCCAGAGCGTGCGGCCCTGACGGAAGAAGCGCTCGACTTCGTCCGCCTGCTGCTCGACGCCCCCATCCCGCGCATCGCGCTGGAGAACTCCGTCGGGTGCATCAGCACGCGCATTCGACCGCCTGACCAGGTCATCCAGCCGTGGATGTTCGGCGAAGACGCCAGCAAGGCTACCTGCCTGTGGCTGAAGGGACTACCTCCGCTGCAAGCCACAAAGGAATGCCCCCCCCGTTTGGTGAACGGCAAACCCCGCTGGGCAAATCAGACAGACAGCGGCCAGAACAAACTCGGCCCGAGCGAGGACAGATGGAAGATCCGCAGCAAGACCTACGCGGGCATTGCCGCCGCCATGGCTTCGCAGTGGTCTACGGTCTGTTCGTAGCCCTGAGCCTCGCCACCATCGCCGCGGCGTTTCTCTACCTCCTCTCCGCCTGAGGCAACCATGCAAGTGTTTCTTCCGTTCCCGTCGTTCCACGCCTCAGCTATCGTGCTCGATCAGCGTCGGCGACACAAGCAAAGGCTGGAGAACGCGCAGATCATCCGGGCCGCAACCGAGCCCGGCGCGCCGTGGGCAAATCACTGCGTGACCAAAGCCTGGGCGCCTTATACGGCCGCCCTCGCCAAGTACACGGAAGTGCTCGGTGGCTCGCCATACCTGACCGCCGACGTCGATGCCTGGTGGTTCGGCCACCCTGCGTTCCATCGTGGCCACCGCGGCCACCTGTACCGCAAGGACCCGCAGCACTACGCTCGGTTCGCTGAGGACAGGGACTTCCCGCTGCTGTACCCTACCACGGCCGATGGCGTGTTCGCCGAGCGGGTAGCCATCGGCCGGTTCCGGCGCTGGGGCGTTCCGAACGCACCTGTCGTTCGTCGGGTGCGGGATGTTCTGTGAGTTCGACGTCGTCTACGCGCTGTTGTACAACCCGCGCTACGGCGGCTTCTGGGTCGAGAAGTGCCGTGTGGATAGCGAAGAGAACGGACGTCTCTGGGCGAGGAACAGTTGGTGGGATGCGAAGACGGGCGTCTGCCTCAACAGACCGTTCAGCATCCTGCTGCCCATCAACGAGAACACAACGATTCTATTGAGGAACGTACATGACCGAGACCACGCACTCCGACATCTTGAAGCTGCTGTCGTCCGCCGACGAGGCGTACGCCTCCGGCTCGCCCATCATGTCCGACAGCGAGTATGACGCGCTGCGGGCACAGGTCGAGTCCGACAAGGTCGGAGCGGCTCCGGGCACCGTCGAGCACGCCTTCCGCCCGATGCTGTCGCTCGACAAGTGCACAACGAAGGCCGGCTTTCTCGCCTGGCGGCAGACAGGACAGCGCCTCACCGCCCAGTACAAAATCGACGGCGTGGCCTGCTCGCTGCTTTACGGGAAAGACGGCAAACTCATCCGCGCGGCCACCCGCGGCGACGGCCGCTTCGGCGAGGACATCACACGCCACGTGGCACACCTGCCGCAGGACATTCCTGCCGGCCCGGTGACCGAGGTTCGGGGCGAGTTGTACATGCCCCTGTCCACCTTCAACGCGAAGTACGCGGCCACGTTCGCCAACCCGCGCAACCTGGTAGCCGGCATCCTCGGGAGCAAGGGCCTCGATGCACGCGCCGCGGACATCGAGTTCTTCGCCTACGACGTCTTCACGCACACAGAGACACCGACGTTCCAGTCCCTGCGCGCCGGCCTGAACTGGCTGGTGGAAGAGACAGACATCACCACCGACTGGATGGACTGGTCCGACGCAAACACGTTCGAGTGGGCGCTCGACCGCCTGCCGAACGAGGACTTCGAGGCAGACGGTGTGGTGTTCAGCATCGACGACCGCGTCGCGTTCGCTGAGGCCGGCTTCACCTCGCACCACCCCCGCGGCGCCATCGCTTGGAAGTTTCCGCCCGAAGAGAAGACCTCGGTCATCGAGGACGTCATCTGGCAGACGGCCCGCACGGGCAAGATCACGCCAGTCGCCATCGTTCGTCCCGTCGTTCTATCCGGCGCTCGCGTCACGAAGGCCACGCTGCACAACCTCGAGCGCTTTCTCTCCCTGCACGTCTGCCGCGGTGCAACGGCACGCATGGTTCGGCGCGGCGGTGTCATCCCGCACATCGAACAAGTGCTGCCCTACGACGGCAGGTACATCGCGCCGCCGACTGAATGTCCGAAGTGTTCTGGCCCGGTCGAGCGCGTGGGCCCGGAACTCCTGTGCGTGTCTGAATACTGTGGCGGCCAGCACCTGCGTGGACTCGTTCACTTCGCGGCCACCTTGGAGATGGACGGCTGGGGCCCGGCCGTGGTGGCGTCTCTGGTCGAGCTCGGAGCCCTGCGGACCATCGCCGACTTCTGGCATCTCGACCAGCATCGAGAGGCGTGGGAGAACCTGGACGGCTTCGGGCAGGCCTCGGTGGACCGACTGCTCGGCAACGTGCCGAAGGTTGTCTCCCTGCAGCGCTACATCGCGGCCCTCGGTGTTCCCGGCGTCGGCCTGAGCGTCGCGCACAAACTCTGCTCCCAGTTCGGCCGCCAGCAACTGCTGGCCGTCACAGCAGACGACCTGGTGAAACTGCCGGGCATAGGCTGGGGCATCGCCAACAACATCGTCGAGCGGCTGTTGCCGGCCCTGCGCGAGCCGGCCGTCGAACTCGTCGAGGAGGCGCCTGTCGCGCCGGACGGCCCGTTCACCGGGCAACTCATCGTCTTCACCGGCGAGCTCGAGTGTATGCGCCGCGTGCCGGCCCAACGCCGAGTGCAGGCCCTCGGCGGCCAGGTCGGCGACACGGTGACGAAGAAGACCACGCTTCTCGTCTGCACCGCCGACGAGATGACGACCAAGCGGCAAAAGGCCGAGAAGTACGGCGTGCGTGTCGTGAACGAGGCGGAGTTCCTCCGCACCTACCCACAGTTCCTCGGAGGTCCGAAATGAAGCCGAAGTGGCAGAGACGCCAGCAACTCCAGACCCGTGAAATGACGGAGGCCCTACGTGCAGAAGCCCAGCGAATCCTCGCCGCCAAGCGAAACCTCAAGCTCTCCATCCCCGCGTTTCTCGCCAGCGTTTTTGGCGTTGCTCCCGAGAGCGTGGCCGAAAGACCCGCCGCCGCTGGCGACCCTGGCGAAGCAGTGGCGCCTGCGCCCACATGAACTGACCTTCTTCGTCCACAAGTACAACGAGAAGCATCCGGAGGCACCACTATGCGTCAAGTAGTCGATGCAAGGGTTCTACTGTATCTGCCCAACTTCGAGGTTGTTCGGGTGGCGGGAAAAGTGCGCCTGTCCTGGACCTGTCCACAAAAACACCTTGGCCTGTCCTACGTAGTCGCCGATACGCTAGTCGATGCGGTCAGCGACGCTTGGAAAGAACATTACTTCGAGCACACGCGCAGTTGGGTGAATATTCTCGCTCCGACATTTCCCTCTGTTCTCGACGTCTGGCTGTTCACCAACCATGCGGGGGAAATCGCCATATCCATGCGCTTGGCCAACGACGATGGTTCCGATCAGGCCTTCATGGACGCGCTGTACCCGCGTCTCGGACGCAACCGAGAAACAACAGACTTGGTCCGTTGGCGAGCAACCGTCATCGGGAAAGAGCACCCGATCTTCTTCCCAGAAGACATGAAGTGTCTACACAGGCACACCAGAAAAGACAAGGAGAATACAGATGTTTCAACTGCACTGTGAATGCTGCGGCTCGAACCAACTGGCCTGCTACACCCTTCGGCCGGCCAACGGCATGAGCACATCGACGCCGGAAATCTACAAGGAGACGGAGAACAAGATCCAGGCAGACAAGGGGATGCTGGAACGCCTGGCCCGCAAGCAGACGTTCGCGGCGTTCGGCGGCAAAATCCCGTTCTTCTGCCTCGTCTGCGGCCTGCTGTCCGTCAAGCCGCTGCAGCCGCTGACCAAGCCGGAGGACGCGAGACGCCTCGGCCAGCTACAGCCGCATCTGACTGTGGTGAACTGATGGACCGGGTTGCGTTGGCCGTCATGGTGGAACTGTCTGGCTTTGCCGCACAGGACGATATCCTCGCCCTCCTCGGAATACTGGAAGAGCAGCCGACAGCCGTACCACACAGGCGCCCGCGCAGCCTGCCATCCAAGGCCTTCCGCGAGGAGCGCCGCGACGCCTGGGCCTTCGCCCATTCTGTCGCGGCCTCCTTCGGAATGTACGGCCAGCCCGGGGACAACCTGCAGGACTGGATGCTGCACTCGCTCGAGTACGCCTCGCTCGTCACCTACTGGAACACCAAAGTCGTGAACTGATGATCGTCTACAGAATGAAGCGAGTCTCCATCCTGCAGGCCGCTCGGGAGAGCAAGTACTTCCTGCGCGCCGCCATTCCGATGTTCCCCGGCGTTCTTCGCGTGGCCCTCTCGAACAACGACAACATCATCTTCGGTACGGCCAACCTCCGCTGCCACGGAGAGAGGATGATGCGCCTTGAAGACTACGTACCCATCTTCGACCCGTTCATTCGCTACTACCCGCACCAGCACGAGCCGTTCATGTACAACCTGTCGGTTCTGGACAAGGAAGTAGAGGCCACAGTAATCTTGCGAGAGGCGGACTGGAGACGCCGGCAAGATGACAAAGAAAGAGATCGAGATCCCGGTGTCGAACCAGCATGAGGCGTGGCGGAGCGTTCCGTCGTTCGCGCCCAACTGTGTTCTTGCTTCTACCGCGGGCCGTGTCTGGCTACGGCACAAGGGCATCGTCATGCCGACGGTGAACAAGGGCGGCTACTTCGCCGTGCACCTGTTCAGCGGGCTGCTCAAGATCAACAAGATCGTGCCCGTCCACCGCCTGGTCTGCGAGGCCTTCCATAGGAAGCCCGAGTCGGACAAGTACAACGACGTCGCGCATCTAGATGGCAACCCGTTCAACAACTGCGTGAGCAACCTCGCCTGGGCCACGGCCAGCGAGAACCGGATGCACACGGAAGTCCACAAGGCCCAGCGCGGAGACACCGGACAGAAGGTGCTCACGCCGCACTTCCTCGCGCTCGTGCGTCACGTAATGCAGGCGGAGGGGCTGACGGTGGAACAGGTAGCCGAGTTGACGAGCCTCGACGCAAAGAACCTGTCGAACGTTCTCGGTCAGCGCGGAAACTCCCCCTCGGCCATCCGTAGGCAACTGGCCGAAGAGAAGTTGAAGAAGTCCCTGGCGCGGGCCAAGCGGATTGAGACCGTCACACGACAGCAGGCTGCGGCGGCGGAATCCGAATGCGCCGACGCTCGTCCGGCATGATGGCCGGCAGCCACAGCTGCCCGAGCTTCTTACAGCAGCCCGTGTCTTCCATGCGCTGAATGCGTTTGTCGTGCGCGTTGTCCGCGGCCTTCAACGCACGCAGGTCGGCTTTGATCTCGGTCAACTCCGACTGAATGTCCGCCAACTGGTCGGTGACGCGTGTTGCCCACATGGCGCTGCTAGCGCCGATCGTGACGCAGAAGACCAAAAGAGACGCGACCTGAGCACTGGTCAACGTGACGGCCTCAATCTTCATTGGTAGCACCGCTGGAAGTGCATGTCGTCCTTGAACGACCAGCGACCTCCCCAGGTCCAGCCGGCATCCTCAAAGACCTTCACGAAGCGTTGCCCGGCCTCCGAGCGCATCCACGAGTTGCGGCCACCGCAGGGATTCTTGCTCGGGTCGAAGTCGACCGCAATACCCCAACTGTGAAGCGACAGTGTCTTCTGAGCCGTGACGCGGGGCACGAAGGTCTGCACGCTTTTCGGTGTCTGCCCGGCGGCCGCGCAGGCCTCCTCAAACACCTTCGCGAACTCGGCAGCAGCCAGGCGGTGAAGTCGGACGCTCTGGCCGGTGTGCAGACGTACGGAGACGATGTTCTTCGCGACCCAGTCGCCCTTGATGGTGATGCCGCGGCCGACGAGGTTCTTCGTGTAGTCGAAAGCGCCGTACACGGCGGCGATGCGTGAGCGCCCTTCTGGAATTGGCGGCAGACCAGCCTCGAGGAGGTGAAACGCCCTGGCCGTCTTCGGTCCGACGACGCCGTCCGGCGTGAGGGCCGCGGCAGTCTGGAGCGCCTTCACGCTGCCCCACTTCGCGATGATTTCGTCTCGGAGCATACAGATACCTCCGCCGCTACCGGCAAGCCGAAGTATGCGCCGCACGTAACGTCATCGTCAAGGCGTGGAGAACAAACCCGGCTGTTACGTAGAATACCAACGATTACGCAGCGCTCCAGATTTTACCCACCTACCTCCCCCTACACCTATAGGGAGAAGAAAAATGATCTCTGTAGCGAATTTTGCTTATAGCGAAATAAATCGCAGAAAAGAAATAAACACACCATATTTTCCCTCTCCCTATAGGGGCGCTGGAAGGGGGAGGTAGGTGGAGAAATCTACCACTTGACGTCCGAGGCGGCGCCGGCTAGGCTCCCAATCGGTGTTGCCCTCCGCAGCTTTGACAGGTGGCGGGGGCTCTTCTTGACACCAGAAGGCGAGAATTTTCATGCACTCTCTCGATGTTACGCCCGCCGGCAACGGTGCCGCCGGGCTGGTTTCGCCGCCAGCACTGTCAACCGCGCACTCGCCGTTGCCGGCGGGCGTAACGCGAGAGCGTGCCATCCACTACCGGCGTGCTCTGTCGGTCCCCATCGTGCCGTGGCGCCTCGTGGACGGGCAGAAGGTGCCGTTCGGCCAGTGGGCCGGGTCGGAGGCGCTGGACGTCAACGAACTCAAGCAGCGCTGGGACGCGAAGCCGGACCTGGACGTCGGTGTCACCACAGGCCTTCGCCGCGGCTGCGAAAACTGCATCGTCATCGTCGATTGTGACTCGAAGGAGGCCGAGGACTGGGCGCTCAACGTCCTACCGCCGACGCCGTGGATGGTCCGCACCCGCAGCGGCGGCCTGCACCTCGGCTACCTCTACCCTCACATCCCGAGCACCCTCAAGGTCAAGACTTGGGCGCACGTCTTCGGCAAGTCCGACGTCCGCAAGTTGGACATCCGCGGCGACGGCGGCTTCGCCGCCATGCCCCCGTCGGCCGGCTACAGCTGGCTCGAGGGCGAGCCGGATCTCGACGAGATGATCAGCTTCGACCCGGCCTGGTTTCCCAACGGCAACCAGATCCTCGTCCCGCGCAAAGCCGTCGTGAAGGCCGACGACCTGCGGGACGAGATGGGCGAAGCTGCTCCGGCCGAAGTCTTCGCCAAGGCCCGCGAGTTCGTCGAGCACGCGCCCATGGCCGTCAGCGGCGAAGGTGGTCGCCCACGGACGTTCAGCGTGGCCTGCACGCTCGTCCGCGACTACTCCCTGTCCTTCGACCAGGCCTGGGAGCTCCTCAGCCTCTACAACGACACACGCACGCCCGAGGACGACAAGTGGACGGACGACAAACTCTACGAGCACCTCGAGGGCGCCTACTACCGCGGCACGTCTGAGTTCGCCTCCAAGGCCGATGCCATCGTCGCCGGCAACTTCGCCAAGCGCCAGCAGAGCGTCGCCCCCACGCTCGCCGCGGTTGTTGCAGCAAAGGACAGCACGGACGACCTCGCGCCCGTTCGCGAAGCGGCCCTGGACATCCCCGGCGCCATCTACGCCGACAACAAGGCAGCCTTCGAGCCCGGTGTCCTCACCGTCGCAGCCACGCTGCTCACGCGCGACCCCGGAGCGTTCGGTCTGCTCAAGCAGGAGATCAAGAAGCTCGGCAAGGTCGTGGACCTGCGAGACTGGCAGCGTGCCGTACAGCACAAGGCCGGCCAGATTGTCCAGCAGATTCGTGTGGCTGCGGATGATGAGGTGGAACGGACCCGAATCCAGATCTCGGGCAACGACGAGAAGGACGTCCGCGATGCCATCGTCGACGTCCTGGCCGAGGATGAGAACATCTTTTGCCGAGACGGCCGAATCGCCACCCTCGGCGAAGGCGGCTCACTGACCCACCTCAAGGGAGGCGGCCTGCGCAACGTCCTGCTGGACCGGTGCCGCTTCGTCAACTCCAACCTGTCCGAGTCTGGCGTTCGGCAAGACTCCCCGGCTACCGTGCCGCGACCCATCCTCGAGATGCTACTCGAGCTCCAGCCCACGCAGGCAGCGAAACTGCGCATGGTCAAGACCGTCTCCTCCGCGCCGTTCTTCTGGCGGGACGACACGGGAGCCCTGCAACTGCATCGAACGCCTGGCTACCACGCGCCGACGCAGACACTGGTGTACGAGTGCCCGAGCATTGACACGTCGCAGTTTGAGACGGTTGAGAAAGCCATGCAGTTTCTCAACTGGTTGTTCGAGGACTTCCCGTTTATGAATCAGGAGGAATACCACAACTACCTCGGCGGCCTTCTCACTCCGCTGGTCCGGCCGCTCATTCATGGGCCCGTGCCGATGTTGCTCATTGAGGCCAACCAGCAGGGCGCGGGCAAGTCGCACCTCGCCAAGCTCTGCCAGATCCTGTACTGCGGCTTCGAGTCCCTCGAGACGTCCTTCCCCGAAGAGAAGGCCGACATGAAGAAGACCCTGTTCACCATGGCCTTCCGCGCCATGGCGGTCACTGGCTTCGACAACGTCGAGGGTGTCGTCAAGAGCCCAGAGCTCTGCGCCTTCGTCACGACCAAGGACCGCGTGCAAGGTCGCGTGCTCGGCACGTTCGACACGGCCAACCCGGAAGTGCGGATGATGGTCATCCTCACGCTCAACAACGCCAGGTGCTCTCTGGACATCGCGCGCCGTTCCTGCCGAGTTCGTCTCCGGGCCGAGCACTCCGTGCACCAGAGCCGAAAGTACAACGTCGACGACATTCTGCAGTACGTGACGGAGAACCGCGGGCTTGTCCTGTCGGCCCTGGCCAAACTCGTCGAGGCCTGGTCCGACGCGGGCTATCCAGACCGTCGGGACATTCCGACACTCGACACGTTCGAGTCCTGGTCCAAGACCGTAGGACCAATCTGCTTTCACGCGGGTTTGACGAAGTGGATGGCCAACAAAGTGTCGGCGCAAAAGGCCCTGAACGTCAGCATCGACGAGGAGCCTTTCGTGAACGAGTGGTGGAAGAAGTACAACTCCTCGCGAGTACGCGCCGCACAACTCGTTCAGGTCTGCATCAAGGAGAACCTTATGGGCCACACAATCGGCGACAAGTCGCTGCACGCACAGGCTTCGTCCATGGGCTCGTGGCTGGTTTCGCGCCTGGATGCAGAAGTCGGCCGCTTCCGGGTGAGAAGAGACTCCGACGACAGCAGGGCTTACTATCTTGACGTGGTTTCGGACAAGAAGTAGAGTTTTGTCTGTCGGCAAAGTGCCGAAACAGGAACAACAACATGGAAATGAGAATCACTCGGGCCAAGGACGTAGACAACGCCGACTTTCGTCGGTGGTACGTCGATGCCCTTCGCCTCGGCCTTACCTACCGCCAGTTCACGGCGAAGCACAACATCACCAACGTGGTCATGCAGAAGCACCTGGAAGTTCTGCAGGCTGTTGTTCCGGAGATGGCGAACTACCCGCTGCCTCGCAGGTTGTCCGAGTCAAAACAGCCGACTCCTTCCAGGAAGACCGCTCCGCCGTCCATCGACCCGCGCAACGCAAAGATTCGGACAAACTTCGCAACCCACGAGGAAGCGGACGACTTCCTCGCGCAACTGCGCCAGGCGATGTACGAGAACCCCTACGCGGACAAAGGGGACACGCCGTAGAGTTTCAGCAACTGCAGCAACTGACTCCAGGGCGGCACGATGGCGCCGCTCTCCCAGCCGTACACCTGTTTCGGCCCGACCTTCATGGCCTTGGCCACAGCAGTAGTAGACAGCCCGGCACCTTTGCGTGCCGCCCGGAGTCGGTCTCCGGACCAACGCGTAGACGCAACACCGACAGCATGAGGACGATTGGCCATGAGTAACTCCACTGCCCTGCTTCAGCAGATTGACGGCGACATCAAGAAGCTCAGCGCGCACCCCGCCGCGGTGCAGTTCCTGCAGGACGTTCGGCCGTATGTCGCCGACGGGCTGCGTCTCAAGGGTACAGCGCGCGAGGCCCTTCGTCACTTCGAGAACCTGCTCGCCACCTACGTCGACAACTACCCGGACAACGAAGGCCTGCAGAAGCTCAGAGACGTCGGGCTGCCTACAGTTCGTCGGCAGTTGGAGGCGTCGCTGTGAGTCCGAAGCCGCACTTCTCGCCTTCGCAGTTCAACACTGCCGCAAGCTGCCTGCGCAAGTGGCACTACGAGTCGGTGCAGGGTCGCCGCCAGCCCGAGTCCGAGGCCATGCGCCGCGGAACGCGCATCCACCGACTGCTGGAAGTGTACGTCCAGGCCGAGAGCCATCCGCTGCCAACCGAGCAGACTGTCGTGGAGTACACCGAGCAACTGTCCCAGGTGCTCATCGACGCCGACGGCAAGTACATCTCGTCGAAGGCCGTGTCCGTACGCCCTGATCCGGGTGAGCAGCGCATGGCCAACAGCGCGCTCACGCACCTGCCCGATCCGCGCGACGAGACGATGGTGGCCGAAGGCGAGTTCCTGCTGTCCTCGGAACACACGGGTTTCGGCAAGCCGACCAAGGGCTTCATTGACCTCTGGATGCCCGACCGCAAGACGCTGGTCGACTACAAGACCCGGAGCTCCGACCGCTACGACAAGGACGAAGAGGAACTGCGGAACGACCCGCAGTGCATCATCTACGCCAAGGTGAAGATGCTCGAAGTGCAGCCGGATGCCGACGGAAAGCGGCGCGTGCACTTTCAGCACATCAACATCTACACCAACGGCAAGCGTGCGGCGATTGTCCGGCTCGAGGACATCACCGAAGAGGAAGTGGAACGCGGTCTGACTCGCCTGCGCGGGCTGGCCACGCGAATGCTGATCGCCGAGTCGTTGCCGGTCGCCGATGTCCCGGTGAACCTCAACGCCTGCGATCGCTACGGAGGCTGCCCATTCCGAGTGGAGTGTGGTCGGCATGGGCTGCCTGTCTATGGAGACAACTGGCAGTCGAGAAACGCCAAGGCCATGGCCGAGGCAGAGGGTATTTACAAGAGCCCGCAACAGTTGGAGGAACAGATGAGTGGATTTGCAAGTGCGTTTCTGAGCGTGAACCCCCCAGACGGCACCGCGCCGGATGTCGTCGGCAACGAGGCCAAGCACGTCGAGGCCGAAGCCGCGGCCGTGGAGGCCCGTTCGGAACGGGATGAGGAGTCCCATGGCGAGGCTCCGTCGGAGGCGCCGGTTGAACAGACCCAGCGCATGTCCGCCCGTGACCGCGCCATCCAGGACGTGTTCGACGCGGTCATCGCCATCTCCGCGGACTCGCACATGCAGGCCTTCCACAAGGCGCTCGGCAACGTCCCGGCCACGGCGGACGACCTGCGCAATGTCCTGCAGCGCAAGAAGCTGCCAGAACTGCGCAAGCTCCTCGAGGTGGCGACCACTCCGGTCATCGACGAGGCGCCCATCGGCGAGCCGACCAACCTCGAGCAACTGGCCGTCTACGCCGCGACCGGGCAGCGTCTGATTGCGAAGGGCGAACAGGACATCCTCGACCTCGACAAGAAGGTCGCGGAGCTCCGTGCTGCCCGCAACGCTGCCGAAGAGGAAGGCGACGACGACAAGGCTGAGACGCTGAGCGGCGAGATGAAGCGCACTGCGCAGGCGAAGAAGGACGCGCTGGACGTCCTCGAGAAGTTGCGCAAGGAGTTCTCGCCGCTGCGTCTGGCCGAACTGGAGAAGGCCCTGACCCCGGCTGTGGCGCCCCCCGCAGTTCCCGAGGAGGCGAAGCCTGCGCAGGCAGTTGCCGTCCCTGAGACCCCTGCAGCGCCGCGCGTTCAGCCGGGTGACTCGAAGCCGTTCCTCCTCGTCCGCGGCCAGTACATCGCCGACGCCGCGCACATCCTGCACGTGGAGACGCTGCTGCCGAAGTACCACACCATCGTGGCAGCGGCTGCCAGCGTTGAGTCCATTCACGAGATCAAGTTCGAGGGTCCGGCCCGCGTGGCCGCGCTGCTCGCGCATGACATCAAGAGCGGCATCATCGATCTGCAGAAGTACACGGCCATTTCGGTCCCGCGCCGCGGCGCCAACTGGGACCCGATCATCGACGTCCTGCGCCCGCACGTGCTGGCCATCTTCGAAGGCGTGGGGTAAACCATGGTCTACAGCGAAACCAACAAGTGGCGCCTGCATCACGGCGACTGCCTCAAGGAACTCACGGATGCTGCGTACACGGGCGCGGTTTCGCTGGTGGCGTTCGACCCTCCGTTCGGTACCGGCAAGACCTTCGCCGGGCCGAACGGGGGGTACTCGGACAAACTCGACGACTTCGATGGCTACGTGAACTGGCTGACGTCGGTGTGCTCGCTCATGCGGCATCTGCTCAAGCCGAACGGCCAGTTGCTCATCCAACTGGACTACCGCTTCGTCCATGAGGCGAAGGTGCTCTGCCTCGACCGAGTCTTCGGCCGTCAGAGCTTCATCGGAGAAGTCATCGCTTACTCCGGCCTCGGCAGAACTTCCACAGACAAGTGGACGAACAAACACTCGACCATCCTGCACTACGCCAAGGACCCGAACGACTTCTACTTCAATCACGACGCCATCGTGTCGGAGGACCGCCTGGCCAAGAAGAAAGGCCTGACGGACGACAAGAAGTTGTGCAGCGTGCAAAGCTGGACCTTCGGCTCCTCGGACGGCCGGCGCACCGGCTTCCCGACGCAGAAGCACCCTGACCTGTATCGCCAGCTGGTCGAGGTGCACTCGCGACCGGGCGAACTGGTCCTCGACCCGACGGCCGGCTCCGGCACCACAGGTATGGCCGCGGTGCTGGCCGGACGCGGCGCGCTGATGTGCGAGAAGGAAGAAGAGACTTGCGCAATGATTACAGAACGAATGAGGGGGATCTGACATGCGGCATCTGGCAAGCGACGGAGAAGTTCGGCTCTACAAGTTCACCGACCACCTGCTTGGCCGAGCTCCGGCCGGGGCACGGCGGATGCGCATGTGTATGTTGGACACGGAGTCCACGGGCGTGACGCCGGGCACCGATGAAGTCATCGAAGTCGGTATGGTCATCGCTACGTGGGCTCAGGTGGCGCTGGAGACCTGGTTGCTCGAGCAGGTCGAGGCTCTGCCGCCGCTCCTGCAGCAGCCGAGCTTCCCAATCCCGCCGGGCGCTTCCGCGGTCAACGGCATCTACGATGTCGACGTCGAGGGCAAGAGCTTCGACTGGACCATCGTGTACGAAGCCATGATGTCCTGCGATCTGACGGTGGCGTTCAACGCGCCGTTCGACCGTCCGATGATCCACCACGAGTTCATTCGTCGGAACATGCGCCTGCCCATCGTTCCGTGGGCCTGCGCGTTGGAGCAAATCGACTGGCGCAACTCTCCGGGCAGACCGCCTGTTCGAAACCTTGAGGTGCTCGCTCCCTGGCACGGCTTCTTCTTCGACGCGCACCGCGCCGTCAACGACTGTCACGCCACCATCCATCTGCTCAACATCTCGGGCCAGGTTCACCGTCTGCTCGAGACGCTCGGCCAGATGCACTACTTCGTGTTCTGTGGCGCGCGGACAATCAACACGTCGCACAACGAGCACCTGAAGGCCGTAGGGTTCCGCTGGTCGCCGGACAAGAAGGGCTGGTGGAAGCTATGTGCGACGGACGACGAGCGCGACGCTGTGCTTGACCATCTGCAGACGCACGTCTACGGCGAGCACGGAATGGCTAGCGTCAAAATCGACACCATTCCCGCAACTGGTCGATTTCTGTACTAGGAAGAACCATGTCATTTCAGAACCCCTACGCGGCGACAAAGCCTGTCGACGTCGGTGGTCCGTTCGGTCGGCCGACCAACGAGAACGACCGCATCTTCGGCATTCCCGAGTACGACTACAGCGAGACAGATCCGGACTACTGGTTGCAGCAGCTGCGTCGGCCGGGCGCCCCTACGCACGACCCGCACGGCGACCCCATCGCCTTCCGCCGTGTGCAGAGCCAGATGTTCGACGCGCTGCAAGACGCCCCTGGTGGCTTCTTTGCCGTCGGTACAGGGCACGGCAAGAGTTACGTCGCCTGCCTGGCCGGCTCGGTGATGCCCGACGTCGACCGCGTCATCGTCTTCACGCTGCCCTCGGCGAAGGACGACATGGAGGGCTTCTACCTCTATCTGCGAAAGTACTTCCAGGTCCCGCAGAACTTCGAGGTGCACACCGTACACTCGCTGTCGACAGCCCGGCCCGACTCGGAGCTCGACCTCATCGAGGAGATCTTCCAGCGCAAGAAGGTGTCGCCGGAGCGAACGCTTGTTGTGTTCGACGAGGTGCACAAGCTGAAGAATCCGAAGTCTTCTCGGGGGCTTCGCGTTCTGCGCTTCATGCAGAAGTATCCGGCGATCAGAGTTGTCGTGCTTTCTGGCTCGATGCTGTCCACATCCGTGCACGACTGCGCCCATCTCGCCTGGGCCGCGCTGCGTGACCGCTCGCCGTTCCCCCGGACGTTCGGTGTGGACGACGTCGCAGGCAACGAAGCCCTGCTGACCTGCTGGTCGGCCTGCCTCGACGTCAAGGGCGAACCCACGCCGTCTGACTGGCAGCGGGTCCAGCCGTTGTGGGACTGGGCCTACAACGGCGAGCACCGCATGGCCGATTACCGCGGCGCCGAGCGCCAGAAGATGCTGCGCCTGGCCCTGCAGAAGCGCCTGCGAACCTGTCCTGGCGTTGTGGTCTCGCAAGAGCAGTCGCTGCAGGGCGTTGCTCTCGTCATGTCCGGTATCACCGAGAAGGAGATCACCATTCCCGAAGCGGTCGAGAAGAAGATTGCTCTGGTCCGCTCCGGTGTTGCACCCAACGAGGAAGACGAGCTCGCCGACAGCGCGGCCGGCTGGCCAGTGCTTCGACAGCTCGCCCAGGGCTTCTACTACGTGTGGGACTGGCCCGGAGGCATCAAGGACGCCGATTGGATTCTCGCGCGCAAGCGCTGGAACTCCGCGGTGCGTGCGGAGATTGCCTACCGCGGCGACGTGAAGTACGACTCGGCCATGCTCGTCTACATGGCAGTGAAGGGGCGCATCCGCGAACGGCTCTCCCGGCCGGAAGACCTGGCGTGGGTCGAGTTCGTGGCCCGCACCGACCAGGACAACGACCTGACCGGCGTCGGCTTCACTCACGGGCCGACGGTCTTCGCCGAGTGCTACGAGCGCGTGCTGGACGTCGTGGACGACACGCCCCTGCTGTGGAACTGGGTGCAGTGGAGCGCTGTCCACAAGCACAAGCCCGAGCCCCCGACAAAGCCTGTGTGGGTGTCGCCCTTCTTCATCGACTGGGCAGTGGATTGGGCCAAGCGCCACGCCGACCTGAAGCCCATCCTCTGGTACGAGCACCGGGAGATTGAGGCGGCCTTGACGCAGCGCGGCATCGTATGCTACGGCGCAGGCACCACCCCTCCGGAGGACAAGGCGTTCACCTGCGGAATGTCCATCGCCGTGCAAGGCACCGGAAAGAACCTGCAGAAGTGGAACACCAACCTCGTCCTTTGCCCGCCGGCCTCGGGCTCCACGTGGGAGCAAATGCTGGCGCGCACGCACAGACCGGGGCAGAAGGCGTCGTGCGTAACTGCCTATGTGTGTCTGCACACCGCAGAATACGCCGAGGCAGTGGCCGCGTCCTACGACAAGGCAAAAAATGTGTACCAGACACTGGACAACGAACAAAAGCTCGGAATAGCCGAGTACCAGAACTTCAAGAAGGCGGGCTTGACGTCGACTTGAGGGTGAAGTACAGTGTGAGAACCGGGACGTTCCCGGTGAGAACACGTACAAAGAGCAGAGAACAGGAGACACAGATGGGACGTTATGACGCGAAACTGCCGGGACAGCGGGACGATTCGTTTACCCCCGGAGAACACCACTTCGTCGTGACCGAGTGCGGCATCTCGCCGTCGGCTGACCCGCGCAAGAAGGGGGTCAACAACTACCGGTTGGGAGGTCGGGTGCTCGCGAGCAAAGGTTGCGTCGGCATTCTGACGTACAACGACCGCACGGAACAGAAGACCTACCCGCCGATGCCTGTCGGTATCAAAGCTGCCGACTTCGGTACGAGCACGGACCCGGACTTCGGGCCGATTGCTCTCGGCAAGTTCACCCGTGCCATCATGGACAGCCTGCATCTCACGGCCACCGGCCCGGAGTCGCCTGTCCGTACGGCGCTGTTGGCCGCGCTGGGCAAGGTCTTCACGCCGCGCCACTTTGAGGAGGCGTCGCTTCGGTACAAGAAGCAAACGCTGAAGGACGAGTGGAACGACGAGAAGTCGGCTGAGGAGAACAAGAACGCCTGGGTGGACATCGACCAGTACTTCGCCAACGGCCAGGGCAAAGACCTCGTGCTCCGTGCGGAAGGCAAGGCGTCTATCACCAAAGGCAAGCAGCTGGAAATCACGAAGGTCTACATGCACGGCGTGGATCAGGCCGAGTGGTGGGACATCGTCGACGGCAAACTCAAGCCGAAGTTCGCGATGTAACTGATGGGCACGCACCTGCTCATGGTGCTCCAGACTGCGCCGCGGTCCGTGGCAGAAGCTCGGGCCGCGGCGCAGAACTGGATGAGCGCAGAGACAGCAAGGATGTCGGCCGTCTCTCACGTGCACGGTCTGAACAACGAGACAACTTTGCCTGCCCAATGGCCACAGTTTGTGTCCAAGCGCTTGTTTCATGTCGGCGTGTCGTGCCGCCCGAGTTCCATTGGCTCACAGGCCCAACAGCGAGCACACGCGCTGTTTCCCGACCAGACGGACCAAGTACTGCCTGGAAGGGCTGTCGGAATACTCGGCGGCAAAGCCATCGTCCTCGGGCTGACACTCGAGGTGAGTTATCCGCCCATCTATTCTCTGGCGCGGAAGGCCAACATCACGGGGCACACGCGTAAGGCCGTCGAGCAGTGGTGTGCGAGGTACCCGAACGAGAACATGGACACAGACTGTGCGGGCTACCTGCTGTGGCTGCCGGAAAAAGGCATGCTCGTTGGTGTTCTGCGCTCTCCTTGGGGGGAATACTATCCGCGCACGGACAGGACATCCACGTTCGCTCTGACTGAGGTCGAGGTGCTTCCCGCCAGTGTTTTCGACCGCATCGTGGACAGCGTCTGCGTAGCCACGAACTCGGTGCTCGGAACAACGACTCCCGCGTGGCTGCCGACGAAGCACCACAGGGACGGAGCCTGGTGGAAGTACTCCGCCTATGCCCGCGGCGGAGAAGACGAGAAGGTGCCGATGCTGCCGAGACAGAAGCGCAATGGCGTTGTCTGGCTGCCGTGGTCGGCGGGCTCCAGCGCTTGGAGATTTCGCCTGGGGTTTCCGCGGGAAGAACGGTTCCCATCGCCCATCGTGTCCACGCCGGCCGTGTGGGTGGGAACACTCTTGGACCTCGCCTGCGCGTTCGTTCAGGCCGAGTTGCTCGGGGCGGCGAAGAAGCAAACGATTCAAGAAGCAATAGACGGAGTAGCGGACCATGGCCATCGACTTGAAGAAGATCCTGACGTACGACTCGGAGACGTGGTTGATTCAGCCGGGCCGGCTTGCGCCGAAGCTCGTGCTCGGATCTTTTCAGCGCAGCGATACTGGCAAGAGCTGGCTGGGTACGCCAGCGGACATTTTCGCCCAGTTGGACAAGTGGATGAGTATGCCCGACTGGAAGATCGCCGGGCACAATTTGGTATTCGATTTGGCCGTCTTGCTTTCTAACGACCCGACGTACAAGCGCCTTCTCTGGATTTTTGACCTCTACGAGAAAGACCGGGTGCTCGACACCCTCGTGATTGAGAAGCTCCGGGCCATCGCGGAAGACTACATGAAGTTCGACTCGCGGGCAGGCGACGGCAAGATCCGCAAGACGCGCTTCTCCCTTGAGTACGTCGTCGAGGCCTACTTCGGCGAGAAGGTGGACGGCAAGTACGGCGACGATGCTTGGCGTATGCGCTTCCACGAACTGGACGGCCTCCCCCTGGAGAGGATGCCAGCCGAAGCAAAGGTGTACGCGCTCAAGGACGCGGAGCTCGCCGCCCGTGTGGTGCAGCGGCAGCTCGACTCGTTCTGGTCGCCCGACATGTTCAACCAGATGCGTGCGTCCCTGGCCATGCACCTGATGGCACTGCACGGGATGCGGACCGACGCGGCGGCGGTGAAGATCCTCGACGCCTACACGGAGGAACGCATCCAGCGAGAAATGACCCGGCTGGTCGGCGCCGGGATTTACCGGAGGGAAGGCAAGAAAGTCGTCAAGTTGGTGAAGGACACCAAGAAGATCAAGCAGCGCATCGAGGACGCCTGCCGCCTGCGCGGGGAGGAACCAGATCGGACTGCCCCGTCCGATAAGTTCCCGGAAGGGCAAATCTCCACGGCACGCAAGTACCTCATCGCCTCTGAGGACCCTGACCTCATCGCGCTGGCTGAGATTGGGCCCTTCCAGAAGGTGCGGACCACCTACCTGCCCGTGCTCCGTGAGGGCGTGGTACTCCCCATCAACGCCAGTTGGAACGTGCTCGTGGAGTCCGGCCGAACGTCCTGCGCGAAGCCGAACCTGCAGAACCTCATGCGTATGCTGCTGCTCCGCGAGTGTTTCGTCCCGCGCAAGGGGCACATTTACGTCGGCTGCGACTACCACACCGCGGAGCTCCGCTCGCTGGCACAGGTCCTCGTCACGCTGTTCCCAGGCCAGATCATTGAGATGGCCGAGTCGCTCAAGCAGCACCGCGAACTGCACCTCGAGATGGGCGCGGCAATCCTCGGCATTCCCTATGAGGAGGCCGTCGCGCGCAAGAAGGAGAAGCCGATCAAGGACGCTCGCCAACTGGCCAAGGCCGCGAACTTCGGTCTGCCCGGCGGCCTCGGAGCGAAAAAGTTCAAGGAGTACGCCTACGACTCCTACCGCGTTCTCTTGTCGGAAATGGACGCGAAGAACCTGAAGGATACATGGCTGCTGCGCTTTCCGGAGATGCGCCAGTTCTTCTCCTACATCACGTCCCTGACCGCGTCGGGTGGCGGGGACATCGAGCAATTGTTCTCTGGCCGGATGCGCGGGAACGTCCCCTTCACGGCCGCGTGCAACACCTACTTCCAAGGCCTGACGGCCGACGGGGCGAAGCGGGCCATGTGGTACGTCCAGCGGGAGTGCTGGACCGGCGTGCGCTACGATCAGCCGCTGGGCTCCGAGCCGACGTCACCTCTGTTCGGTTGTCGCGTCGTGGCCTTCATTCACGACGAAATCATCCTCGAGGCCCCGCACGACAAGGCTGTGGGAGCCGCGGAGCGTCTCAGCACCGTGATGATTGCCGCCATGAAGGAGTTCCTGCCGGACATCCCCGTGCTGGCCGACGCACACATGATGCGTCGCTGGTACAAGGAGGCCGCGCCCTGCCACAAGTGCTCAAAGTGCGGACACGTGTCGGTTGAGTCCGAGAGCATGGTCTGCGGTAGGTGCCAGACGTCGCTGACGTGGAAGGACCTGGTGCCCTGGGCGCCCGAGTGCCCGACCGGCCTCGTCAAGAAGGTGCTTCCCGACAGCCCGCTGGCCACTGACTGGGAGGAGTGGGACGACGACTCCGTTCGTGCCATCGCCGACTCCTTCAAGGAGAAGGACATCGTGGCTCTGTACTACCAGTACGTGCTCGAGTTGGACATCAAGCGCAAGAACCCAGACCCCTGGAGCGCGGCATGAGCGGCACGACAGACGAATGGTTCACGCCGACATCCCTGCTGCTGTGCCTGCCGCGGATCCGGCTGGATCCGTGCTACCACCCGGACAGCGACGTCATCGCGGACCAGACCATCTCCAAGCACCGCGGCGAGGACGGTCTCGCCCCGTGGCCAGTCGTTCGCGGCGACGGCATCATCTTCGTCAACCCGCCCTACAGCGACTGCGCCACTTGGGCGGAGAAGGTTCAGTGGGAAGCCCGTCGGCAGGAAGTGCCCATCGTCTGCCTGGTTCCGGCCAAGGCCGGCGAGGCGTACTGGGCCAAGCACGTGTACAACAGCGTGGCCTGGTGCGGATTCTTTCTGCGGCGCCTGCATTTCGTCTCCGGGGACATGACGACCGAGGCAAAAAACACAGGGACGTTCGGTAGCGCACTGCTGTGCTACTCGCGCGACAGAGAAGCAGCGGATGCCGTGTGGCGCTGCCTGCGAGAGAGTGCCGAACTCTGGCCGCTGGTGCGAGCCGACTTCGGCGAGGGCAAAGAAGAAGCGGAGACCTGGCAGGCTCCGCGCAAGGGGAGCCGATGAAGTCCAAAGAACTCTGGAGCAAAGGCAAGCGTTACCTGATCCTCCCGGCCAGCAAGGAGAATCCGGACGCTTGGACGATCACCGACCTCTCGGCCACGCCGCCGAAGACCTACACCATGGCCGTAGCTCGAACGCGGCCGGAACTCAAGGAAGCCTGCGCGTACATCATCAAGAGTTGCCGACGGCACCGGCACCCCTACAACCTGCTCATCGCGCGCTTGGGTGCAGAGCCTGTGGCCGCGTTGATGGGCGTGTCAGTGGCTCGCGCCCAGCGTCTGCGCAACTTCGGCACCGTGCCGACCATCTTCGAGATGGCGGCGCTGCTCGACCACATCCCATTTGAGCAGTGGGTGGCGTTCTCGAAGGAAGAGGCTCAGTAGCCGTCCCGCGTGAGGAAGTCGACGAGGCGCACATCGCTCCACACACCGGCCGCGAGCAGCCCCTGCACGGTGTTGGCAAAACCCTCGTCGAACTCCGTGGACGCCAGGTACGTCGGGTATGGGTCGTCCGCCGAAGTATCGTCGCCGAGGTAGCCGCCTTCGGGCATCCCGGCCGGGTTGTTCACGCTGACCGACACTCGCGGCTGGATGAGCGCCTGGCTGACGCCTGCCCCGGCGGTGACGGCCACGCTCACGATGTCTCCGGCATTGATGGTCCAACTGCCGGCCGTCTGTGCCGTCGACGCACTCGCTCCCAACACGACAGTAGCGACGTCAACGCCGTTCACGCGCAGGGCCGCGGTGTACGAGCCGCCGCGGGCCGGCGACGTGCGCTGATCGGCAATCGTCAGCGTGCTCCAGGTGCCCGCCCAGTCCGAAGGGATGCTCGTCGCGGTGAACAGTTCAATAGCCGACGCGGGCCAGCTGGAGATGTCCTGGTACAGCGCGGGCCCTCCGAACATCCACAGATAGCGAGTGGCCCCGGCCGTGGCCGGCATCGCCTCCGCGCCGAAGTCGGCAAACGGCGCGAGGTACGACTGAGGCGTCTCCAGCGCCGCGTCGGCCGTGTAGACGCGAACCTGACCGCCCCCGGCATCGAAGGTCCAGTGCAGGAGTTCGACGTCGGCAGACATGGAGGACGGTAATGAGGAGAAGTCCGCTCTGTTCCACCAGCCCGTCTCGACCGGACAGAGTTGCAGGTCGCTTCCTGACAGCGCGACAGACCAGTAGACCTTTCCGTCGTACTTGAACAGCCGGCTGATGTGCGCAGCCGTCCAGGTGCCCGTGAGTGTCTGCGGCTTGGCCGGGTCGAGCGTGACCGTGACCGTCGACTTGCCGAGGGCGTGGTAGAAGAACTCGAACATCGAGCCGAGCACACCGCGCACGTTCCACACGACGGCCTTCGCCGCCTGTCGCCAGTCGTCCTCGTCCGCCCAGTTCGGTCTCGGGACGCCGTACATGGAGACAAGCGCGTCGAACGCGATGCCCTGTGCCGTCGTGAACACGGTGTCCCGAATGGCTTGCTCGTAGGCGAACACCGTCGTCGGGCCGCTCTTGATGTCCCCCGTGAGCAGCGCGTTGGTGGGCAGCGGCACGCCGTCCCAGCCGAAGGCCGGGTCGAGCGCCACGCCGATCAGGGACATCTGCCCTTTGCTCGTGTAGGTGAAGCGGATGTTGTTGACGAAGAACGCGCCGGAGGCCGGGAAATCCAGCGTGCTCTCAACGAGGGCGGTCGTGTCGTCCGGCCCGAAGGGCTGGACGAGAAACGTGACTGCCGGCCCTGCGCGTTGCTGCAGCGTCTCCGCCAGCGCCAGGGTCACGGCCTCGATGTTCATCAACGGGCTGTCCGGCACCGGGCTCGAGTCGAGGATGGACGGCGCGACGAAGGCGAGCTCCCGCTCCGACGGAGACAGCGGCGTTCCACCGGAGTCCTCCGCGTTCGGCGCCGACAGCGTGTAGGTCTCGCTCGGGGACATTCCCGGCCCGACCACGATGTACACGATTTGGTCGCCGGCCTGAACCTCCGCGGAGATGACCTCGGCAATCATCGCGCCGACTGTCGAGCGCGTGCACAGCCAGTTGGCCGCACCGTTCAGCGAGTCCGGGTTCATGGCCGCGTCGAACGTGGCCACGAGGTGCGTGAGGTCATCCGCTACGACTGAAATCAGCTGGGCCATTTTGGCTGCGTCTCCGGCATACGCGGCCCGGCGCCGCGCCACAGGGGCGGCAACCAGGAGCGAATGGTCCACTGCTGCAGCGTCCGTCGCCGATTGATCACACGGACGGCCGAGAACAGCGTCACCGACGTGCCGTAGCCCGGCCCGTAGCTGACCACCACATCGTACACGCCGGGCGGCGCCGGAGGCAACGTGGCCAGCAGTTCCTTCACGGCGAAGTCCGTGAACAGCACGCCGAACCCGAACGTCGTGCCGTCACCGGCAATCGGGCTCAAGCAGCCGAAGTAGTCCTGAGGGAAGATGACGTCGGTGAACGGGTCCTTCAGTTGCACGCGGTACGGGCCCGTGCCAGCCATCGTGGACCAGTCGGCCTGCAGAACGAGGACGTCACCGCCCTCGTCACCGTGCTCCCTGCCGCCGTCCTGGACGATGATGGGGTCGGGCAGCGACGGGTCTCCTCCGCCGATGCCGGGCGCCTCCGGCGGAATGACCAGCGGCGTCGGGCTGCCCCCGCCCCACGAGTAGAATCCATCAGGTGGCGGTAGCCCGGAGGGATCTCCGGCGCCCCACTGAGAGGCATTGTTCATACGTCCAAGGCGCAACTGTATGTGAGGAGTACAACAAGATCCGTGCTGTCCACGCCGGAACTGCTGACGACGCCTACGCCCACGATAGGGTTTGTGGTTTTTGGAATAGTTACCAAGTACAGTTCCTTCACGCCTGTCTCACCGGCGGTATACACGAATGTCGCAAGAGTTTCTGCGCCGGTCGACAAATTGATCGTAAACGTGCCAGTCGTGGCGGCGTTCACCAGGACGTTCACGCAGGCATAAACCGGCTGCGATGTCGATGGCGCCATCACTTGCAACGGAGACAGAATCTTGTTTCCTCCGCCGATTGTCCCCATGGAGGTGCCGGAGAAGGTGAAAGACAAGGGAACGGAGTACGGCTTGTACTCCGCCAACACCTTCCACTCGTAGTCTCCGCCTCCGATAAGCCCTCCCCGAAGGATGACGGTCTGACTGCTGAAAGTCAGAGGAATCGACGCCTTTCCGTCAATCGTTTCGGTCCCGGAGTACGGTTCTACCGTGATGACGCTCTGCTCACTGTCCGTTCGTTTGATGACAATGATCTGCCCGTCCACCGGCGTGTCGGGCAACTTCAAGGTGCGGCCGGTTGCCCCCGGTGTCGTAGTGTATACCTCGTAGATAAAGCACTTGTCGGCCGCTTCGGGTGACGCATCCCCCGCGGAAGGAATGGTGTAGGTATCTCCGGGATCCAGAACAATCGTTCCGGTGTTGCCGATAAAGGCCAAACTCGCGAAAAAGTTCAGAGACTGCGACAGGGTCGTAGTGTCTTTTTCTGTAGAGTACACGGCGTACTTGTCGGCCACAGCATCACCCGATCTTGGTAAGGAGGAACTGCGTCCAGGCGGTCCACTCGACGGTTGTGGAAGCGTCGCCGGTCACCTCGACCTGCAACTGGCTCGTGTTGGTCGTGAAGGTCACGGCAAGAGGGCCGAGCCCGTCGTCTGGCACAGGGACATACTCACTGCCCAGCAATACCCATGTCGCTGTGCCGGAGTCGTAGGAATACCGGACAACTCGCTTGGCCGTCAGGTACATGGCGAAGCCGGCATCGGCGGCAGCGATGTTGGTCTCAGCGATGACCAAGAAGGTCCCCGATGTCAAGATATCCAGGTAGTCGATGGTCGTCGGTGTTGCGTCGGCCGTAGTCAAGGCCCGACGGCGCAGAACGCGTGGCTCGAAAGTTCCGTTGATGTTGGTCGGGCTCAGCGCGTCTGCCGTGCTGTTGAAGAACAGACCGTACAAGCTATTCACGATGACAGCGGCTGCCGTAGTTCCTTCCAAGTTTGCCGAACTGGCTGTGCTCTTCAGCCGGATCTGCGTGTCCGACTCCACGAGCGCAGGCAGCACCGAGCCCGAGGTGTCCGGGATGAAGATGCGGTTCGGCCTTACCGTAGCTGCTTCCACAGGAGAGCCTGCCTGAGTGGGCATCAGCACTACCTCGCCCTCTTCTGCTCCTGCTGTGACACTGAGCCACCTCGCTACCAATCCCGCTGCGATGGCAAAGGCGTTCGCGCTATTGCGCATACCGCCCACGCCCATGGCCACCATCTCTCCAGGAGATCCGGCGCCCCCTTTGTCAAACAGTTGCACAGCAGGAGCACCGAAAGAGCCGGGCATGATGGTGCCGACTGTGTCGATGAACTCCACAGCGGCTGTCAGTGCCGTGATGTCTGTCGCCCCCGGTAATGAGGCGTCTGGCCCATTCAGCAGGAACGGCGCGGAAGAAGACGCGCCTCCCGGACTCATGGCCGATGTGACGACGGTCTGATACTGCCCGCCAGAAACCTCGACTACCTGTCCGAGTACACGAGAGTTCGTGCCAGCGCTCAAGGCCAGTGTGGCCGTATCCGACACATACACCGGGTCGAGAACGCTGGGGGAGCCAACACCAAGAATTGCGGTCAAGCCGAACCAGCGAGCGACGCCCGTGGCCCCAGACAGCACAGCCTCCTCCATGAGGAACAACTGCGAAGTGAGGACCAACGAGTCTGTCGCCGGAGCCTTTGACACAACCAAGACAGGCACAGCGCCCAGCAGTCCGACGTCGGACGGATACACGACGTCACCGGCAGCCAGGTTCGCCGCCGCTTGCACGAGCAACGTTCCATTTGGCTGCGCGCTGACGGCCAGCGTGCTGACGATCTGGTCCAGTTGCTCGACCTTGTCCACTACAGGCCAGTACCCCGGCACGAACCAGTTGCGCTCGCCGCGTGCGGTCTTCTCCAGCCCCGCACTCGCGCTGGTGACGCGCACGCCCACTCGTGCCGTGTCCGGAGCCATGAGCGGGTTGGACTCGCTGGCCCCGCTGGTCGAGCTCGTGGCGACGAGCATCAAGATGTAGTTGCCCCAGACGTTCACGCCGTTCAGCGTCGGGTTCTGCGCTGTCGAACTGCTGAGCGAAGCGGTGCTGCCCGGCGGCGCCGAGATGATGGACCACAGGTACGTGAACGTGGCCATCGGGTCGGCCGTGTCGTCGCCAGCGCCGTACAACTGAATGTTCTGCGGCAGCGACGCCTGTCCGACGGTCGCGTCGACTTGCGAGACCTTCGGAGATGGCGCTGCGCTGGTGTAGGCGATGACCGTCATGCGTAGGCTCCGAGCACCGAGAAATAGAAGCTGGAATCGGCAGCAACACCGGCGTCATCGAACGTGTTGACGAACACGGTAGCCGTTTCTCCCGGAGTACCGGAAGCGGTACCGTACATCCGCCGGAGTGTGGCGCCAGGCGTGTCTGGAGTAACGTGGACTACATACCAGTCCAGCACTTCCGCCGCAAAGGATACAGCAATCTCATACTGTCCCGTTCCGACCTTCGTGGCGCTGGTCACGGTAAAGGAGTTCTTCTGCAGCACGCCCAGCGAAGACACTCGCCCCGACGCCAGCACGGGGGACACCAGCGCTCGAGCCGAGAGCCCCTGCAGCGCTGTGATGGATGCCTTCAGTCCCTTGATGGTCATGGCCGAAGACATCTTGCTGATCCAGGTGTACGTGCTGTCGGCGGACAACAGCAGCGTGAGCCTGGAGCGCAGGACGCCGAGAATTTCGACCAGCCCCAGGGTCTTCTGTGGCTGGGTGTTGTAGAGGCTGTTGCTTGGCGATCCGGATACGATGCCGTTGAGCAGCAACTGTGCGCTGCTCGGCGGATAGTCTGCGCCAACGCCACCGAAGTTGCTTCCCTCGCCGAACGTCGCTGAGACGTTCGGATCATCCATCCAACTGATCGGTGTCAGCACAGGCGTGCCGGGGTTAGCCGAGCCGTACGCAGACCAACTGGTGATCTGTCCGATGCGGCACCAGCCCTCGTTGGTTGGGTCGCTTTCGAGCGCCGAGGAGAACTTGATCTCAATCACGGGCCGAACGCGCGTGGGCATCGCCACGACATCGCGGGCCGTGGTGAACTTCACACGTGCGTCCACGTCCGTCTGCACCGACTGCGGCCGCGCGTAGATGAGCGGGTATGCCGTGACGGCCACGCCCGCGGCGGCGCCAGCCCGAGCAACCGCCACGCTCCAGACGTTGGTCTGGCCGAGGGCCGTCGGGTCGTAGTTGTACAGCGTGCCATTCCAGCCGACGACGTCTCCGCCGCTCGTGGTGAGAGCCGGAGTCGACATGTAGAACTGAAACGCCGTGAAGGACACCGTGTAGACGCCGACGCCCGCGCTGTAGGTGAAGCCGAACGGCGAAGTCACGCCGTTGCCTTTGCCCACCAGCGCACCGAGCATCGCCTGGATGCTCTGGTCGGCCAACGTACTGATGCCGGTCTGGTCACCGACGTTGACCTGCTCACGCGCGGCCCAATTCGGCCGAGTCAGGCCTTGGCGAGTGGACGCAACCATGCCTTACCCCTGCGCCTGCGAGATGATGGTGATGTAACTCGCGTTGGTCCGCGCGGCCTGCGTCGGCTGGACGTAGATGTCCTCCTTGGCCAGCAGCGGCGTCTGGTCTGCTTCGTAGAAGCGGACGTTGAGCACGTTGTTGTTGTTCATCACGAAGTCAATCAGTTGCGCGATGAACAGTGGCTGGCCGGGAGCGAGGGACGCGACGTACGCGATGATCTGCCCGATGACTTGCTGCTCGAGGTCAATCTGCGACACGGTCGAGCCGGTCTTCGGCACCAACGACACCCACATCTGCACCCAGAACACATTGGGCGTAACGACGCGGACGTCGCAGCCCAGCGCCTGCCAGCCGGGAGCATTCAGGCCGTTGGTCACCATACCGACAATCTCGTTCTGCAACTCGGCCACGATGCCCGTGTACACGTTGTAGTTGTCGATGGTCCAGACGTCGCCGGGCAGTAGCGTGCCCTGCGGGACGTAGACGATTCCGACCTCGGGGTACGACATGTAGTCGCCGTGCGAGAGATACAGGTACTCCGTGCCCCCGGCTGCCCGCGCCACGGTGATTCGCTGGATGCGTTCCGTCGCAGGCTTGGCGTGCCAGAGCAGCGTGATGCCATTGACTGGCACTGTGCCGGACGTCGATACGCCGGCGCTGGTCAGGCCCGTGAGCCCGGAGCCGTCATCGACCATGAGAAGGGAGTAGCCAGGGCCAGCAGCGAAATCGCGGATGCCTTTGGCGAAGCGCAGTCGGCTGCCGTCAGACGCCACGAACGACGTTCCTGCGTACTCCAACGCCGCCAGTTGCGAGCGGGACAGCGACGACAGGAAGTTCTTCGCGCGCACCTGGTTCTCTGGCACAGTCTCCGCGTCCGTACCGCTCGTGACAGCGAGCGGGTTCGTCACTGCGAGCACCCATGACGGAACGTCCTGCGGCGCGCTGATGTCGCCAGGCGCGCAGTTGCCGACAGCCCCAACCGTCGTGCAGACGATGGGAATGCCTTCCACCGAACCGACACCGATGCCGAAGATGGTGGCCTGCGTGACCTTGTACACACAGCCGTTGGCCGGCGAGAACACCGTCGCGTTGACGGGCAGCGTCTGCAGCGTCGACGTGTCCGCGCGCGACACCGTGATGAGCCCAGAGGCCGGCGACGCCGGCAGCATACTCAGGCCCGTCGGAGGAAGCTCCGTCAGACGCTGCTTGTACTCCTGGTAGGCAATGCCCGGCTGTAGGAGGAAGAAGGAGTTGCGGTCAGCCGCGCGTTTGCCATCCAGCGCGGAGAACTCCAAGGACAGCGACTGCACGAGCGCGCCGAATTGGCTTGTCGCGGCCACATCGGACAGTTGCGAGAACGCGAGGATTCTCGCGATGATGCGCTGTTCAATCTGGAGTGCTGTCTCAGGCGCAAACACGCGTGTCCTCCTGCGTGCAGCGTATCACAGACCCGTCGCCGGAGCAATGACGTTGACGAGCTTGTCTCGACCGACGATGCCCACGTCCACGCTGACGCTGGTGATGTTGCCCTGCGACAGAACGTTCAGGTTGCGCAGAGAAACGAAGCGCGGATCTGCGGCCAACTGCCCGCGAACGCTGGCCGCGGTACGAACCTGTGCCGCGGCCGTGGGCGTCGACCCGACCTCGAGCCCTTCGACCCCGACGTCCGGGTGTCCCTTCCAGGTCCCGCGGCCTTGCGTCAGGCGCATACGCAACACCTGCTCGATGTTCTTGACCCCTGTGGCCACAGCGAAGTCGTTCGACGGAGGTTGGTCGCGCGCCCAGGTTCCGGCGGTATTCGCGAGCGAGGCCGACGAGGCGAGGTCCCAGTCGCCGGTGTCTGGATTCAGGTAGAAGTCCGTGCCGTAGACGAGGTCGAGAGTCGTCTGCGCGTCCGCCTTCGTGCGGACAGCGAGCTCCGTGGGCGGAGCGAGTGGGACCTTCACAAGGTCGCCGGCCTGCAGCGGCGAGCCGTCGGACTTCAACTCAGGCACGAACGCCAGGTTGAATGCCGCGATGGTCTGCCAGCCGAGCCAAGGCACGTTGAAGGATGCAGCCACATCGAGCCACGTCTCGCCGGCCTTCATTTCGTAGACCTGAAAGCCCTGCAGCGGTTCGTTCACCTGCACGGTGTTGTTGCTGTCGGGCACCTGGATGAGCGGGTCGTTGGCCTGCGCGCCAGCCACGCGAAACAGCAAGCGCTCGCAATTTACCCCAGCAGCGCCGGCACGAGACGCCGCGTCGGCGTACACGTCCTGTGCGAGTTTCATCAGCAGGGACGGAGCGTCGAAGCCGCTGAGGTAGTACTCCGGCGAGAACACGACGGACACGGCCTGCTGAATGCCGATGAGGCTGGCGAGGAAGATCTCAGCCGCTTGGAAGTAGTCCGACAGCAGACGGCGCGGCGCGTCGACAAGGTCGCCGATGGCGTACTGTAGGTCGCGCATCTGCGTGGTCACCTGCAAGAGGCGCCGGCCCGGCCCTCGCAACCTGTCGAACTCGCGCTGGCCTGTGCCGACCGCAGCCTGCGCCTTGTCGATGTACGTCTCGAGCCGCGATGCCACATTGTACGCTCGGTCGAGCGGAGTGCCGGTCAGCGCATACGACGCCGCAATGACAGCCGACGTCTGTGCCGTCGGGGCGAACTTGATGTACGCTGTGTTTGACACAGCCTCGAGCAGTAAGTCCTCGCGCTTGAACGGCTTCGGATCGCCACTGGGAGCACGCATGCCCATGTTCGGGCCGCCGAGTTTGGGGTTGCTGGCGTAGGCGCTCTTGTAGCCGATGAAGACGAACTCGAATTCAATCGAGCACGTCGAGGTCTGCGTGTTCCGCTTGAAGTTGATGTTCATCGGCTCGACGAAGAAGTGTCGGTCGTAGACCAGATCGCGAAACACCAGCAGCAGGTTCTGCTTCGCGGCCTTGTAGTTCTCGCCGGCCTGCAGGTACAGCGTGCCGCGGTTCTTGGCCATCTCCTGGTACTCGGTGAGGAAGTTGTTGAACTCCTCCACGATGCGCACGGGGCCGAGAAGTTCGGCCTGCAGATTGGCGCCCACACTGTCCTTCGTCTTGACCCGAGTTCCCCAGTACTGGCGCTTGGCTGACGTCACGTGTCCGCGCAGCGCAATGCGGAAGTTCGTGCCGACGTTGTGCTCGCGAATCGGCCAGTCGCCGTAAGTGTGGCGAATGGAGATGGGGGGAATCTCGACAATCTCCAAGGACGACGGGATGTTGGGCATAGCCATGTAGTACGGCTGCCCCTCCCCGATGTAGAGCTCGAGGATGTACGGGATGGCAACTTTCTCGAGGAACTCATTGGTCGCCATGCTTACTCCCCGTCGGCTCCGAACTGGTAGGTGTCTTCAACCTCGGGCAGCGATAGGTCCGAGATCTGAAACGCGCCGGAGATCAAGTTGTCCGTCGCGACGTCGGGCGCTGTGGGCTTGACGTACAGTGCCAGCACGGATTGCATCGCCGCGGCCATGGCCTGTGCGCCGCCAGCGGCAGCTGCAATGCCCGCCTGACAAGCCGCTTCCAGCACGTTCACCGCCGTCTGCGTCTCGCTCAACTTTACCACCAACTGCTCGTTGGTGAAAGTCAACATGCGGTTGGCCAGCAGAAGGCCTTCGGTTACCGTTTCCGAGCCGACATGGCCGGCCTCGGACATGATGACCATGACCTTGGCGCTGGGGGCTACCTGCAGACGCACAGAGGTAGCCGAAGGCCTCGCGTCGACGCAGAAGTTGCCCTGGGAGTCGACCTTGACGATGGTGCCGCCGTTGCAGATCACCGCGTCGTTGACCGTGCAGAGTTCCGGCAACTCGGCGACGTACGCCCCGTCATCTTCTCGCTGCTCGAACAAACTGTTGCCCTTCGGCGAGCGGGGCACGCCGGACGCAAGGAAGCCCCAGGGATTCGACAGCGACGAACCGCGCTGCATGACGCCGAGCCCACTACTCGGAGGGAAGTAGATGCAACTGTCCCGGTTTCCCGCTCCCCACGACGTGACTTTCACGCTCGCCCAGCGATAGCCGTTCGCTCCCACCAGGTCGACGACCGGGGCGCCTCCGTTCAGGTACGGCTCAGAGACTTTGACGTATTCGTTCATGCTTTCACGTACTTGACGGAATACTGCCAGGACACGGGGGTCGCAATCTGCTCGACGGGCGTAGTGCCCGGACACGCCGTGGCGTGCACGTTGTAATGCCGGAACACCGTGTACCGTTGCGCGAGAAGGGCCGTGATATCCACGGGATTGGTGCCCGGGCGCTTGTTGCTGACGTGTGTCGACTTCAGCTTTGCACTGACAACCTTTTGCGGCAGCCCGTACCGCCGACAGAGATGGTCGACCAACAATTGACCAGCAGCCACTTGCTGCGGCGTAACCTTTCCCGTGGTCAAATACCCTTGGAAGTCGATACCAATTGACACGTTGTTCAACTGCGTTCGACTGCTCTGATTAGCGACCCATAGGTCCGGGTTCAGCGGCATGAACACAGAACCATCTGCTTCGATCAGAAAGTGTGTAGACGCCGTTCGCCCGTTCAGGGAGTTCACCACAGAGTCCGGCGTCTTCCTCGCGTCGATAGCCGTGTGATGGATGACGACAGCCTGAATCAGATTCGCTCCGCGCGCATAGTATCCCGTGGTGGCGAATGGGATTTCGGCCAACGTGAAGATGGTCAACTCCGACGGCTGACTGGCTTTCGAGCCACCGAGGGATGTAGGCGACTTCGAAAACTTCGGAGTCGGCGCTCCGCGCGGAGGCTGCGCTGCCTGCCGGCGAGCGGCATCAGCGGCACCGACCAGTTGTCGAACGGCCTTTTCCTGCTTGGCCGGCGTGTCCAGCACTTCGCTGGCCGATACGCCAGGCGTCATCAGGAACGCCATGCCGATGGCCAGAGGAATCGTAGGAATGTTCTGCGTCCAAACGGCGCCGGCGCGGATCTTCGCAATCGCCCCGGCGAGATTCACCTTCGGAACATGCGCGGAGATCAGGGCAGGGGCGCCGCGGTTCGTGGCCGCAGTTGTGCGCTTGGCCCGCGTCTCCACGCCGGCCGCGGTCCAGAAGAAGTTCCCTGGGTTGTCCGACAGCAGGCCGCGGGAGAAGTGGATGATGGTGTCCTGCTCGAAGTGGCCGGTCTCCGGGTTCACGATGCGCGTGCTGTGCGTCACCTGGTCGATGTACCCAGTGAGGTAGGCGAGCCGCGTCTTGTCATTGCCTTGCTGGAGTTTCAACTCCGCGGAGAACCAGTGTCCGGCCCTCCGCCACGGAACGAAAAGGGACTTCAGCCGGCCCGAGCACGTCTGCTCTCGGCCGCCGACAAAGGTCCAGGCGAGCTCGCCGACGGCGTCCAGAGACGTGCGCAGTGCCGGCGTCGACTGATTCACCGGGACATCCTGCCCCTGAACAGGCGGAACGAATGGCCACGACAGGTCAAATGACCGCTGCCCGTAGCGATTGAACTCACTCAGGTCCTGTACGACAGGGGCCGTGATGATGTCGTAGGCCTGGATGGGCCCGAGGTCGCCAAACACGCTGTTGACGAAAGCGAGGTTGACGCGGTCGCTGTCGTTCCAACTCAGGTCCTCCACACCCATGATCTCGTCGGCCGGAATGTTGTAGAACGGGTCGCCGAAGCCGTGGTCCGCGGCTTTGACGGGGTCCTGAAACAGTCCGGCTTGTTGTGAAGCCGTCGGAGCATAGGAGGAGTCTGCCCCGTATCCGTCCTTCTGATCGGCTAACTTCAGCGCTTCCGCGTTGATACCTGCCAAGTTGAACGGCTTGAACCGGTAGATCAGCACAGGCTGCGCGCCGCCGAGGGCATTCGCAGCCAACGTGGGCGAGGACACTTCCCCGTCGTCCCCCTGCTGCGGGTACTCCAAACTGGAGAACATCTCGACCATGTTCGAGTCTGGCGCAAAAATGGCGTAGAGCCACGATAGCAGCGATGTCTTCCCCGGAATGGCCTGCGCGGCCGAGTGGACAGCCTGTCCTTGGATGGTCTTTACCGCGGCAGCCCGCGTCGGTGCATAGGTCTTGGCCAGGTCCGCGTTCCACACGACCGGAATGTCTTGCCCGAAGTCCCGCGTGCTGCTCCCCGTCAGTGTGGTCGGAAAATAGATGCGCGTCGTCTCCTCGAACACGGCCTGCAGAACCTCTCCCGGGTTCTTCTTCGTCACGGCGTTGAGAACTTCCTGCAGCGCGGTGTTCCACGTGTCGATGTTGTAGACGAAACCCTCTCTGCCCGCCGTGCTCTGCGGTGCGGCCAGACTCAACGTCGACCGACCGAGCAGCGCCAGCCAACTGATGCAACTGACGTGCATCGGCATCGTGGTCTGCTGTCCATTGTCGTGGTGCGTGAAGCCCGTGGTCACCCGGTCGACGTAGCCCCAGGCGATTGCCGTGCGTTTGCCTGTCTTGGCCGCGGTGACCTCCTTGTTCGATGGAAACAGCCACACCACCACCCAGAAACCCGGCTTCGGCAACCGGCCGTCGGTTCGCGGAATGCCGGCCAGAATCTTCTGCCACAACTGCGCAGGCAGCTGCATACCGACGGTGATCGTCTCCCATGGGGCAGCCACGCTGTGCGTGAAGGTCAACGAGTGCACGAAGCCCGTGATGTCCGTCTCGGCATCCAGGTCGTAGCCCTTGTGCCCGTGAAACGTCACCTGCATGGAGGAGAGAAGGGCCATTATCGTCCTACCCCGAACGGGGCCATGTTGCGGATAGACGCCGTGAAGCTGTTCAGAGCATCGCCAGCGTTCGTAAGCGCGGTGATGAACTTCGTCTGCGCCTCAGCTGTCTTTACTGTGTTGGCCTCCACCATGGACATCTGCGCGAGTTCTGTCCTGGCGCCGTAGGCCGCAGCCCGACGTTCTTCGTCCTGCGCGGCGTTAGCCGTTTGCGCCCCGGACAGACGGTCCACGAACTTCCGCTCCGGCGTCTCCATGATACTCTTGGCTTCGCTGGTGGAGAAGCCTCGACCAATCAGAGCCAGCGCGCCACCCGATTTGTCGACGGCCAAGCGCTCCTGTGCCGTCATCCTCTCGTCATTGGCAAACACGTCTTCCAGCGACTTGGCCCCCTGCAGGGACTTGGACAGTTGCAGCATGTCGCCGTACTGCTTGAGAGCGCCGCGGATGTTGCCGAGCACGGGGTTCTGGTAGGTGCCGTACTGCTGCGTCGACGCCGTGGCTCGCTCAAGGCCGACGATGGGGACCATCTTCTGCTGGAAGGTCGCCAGTTCCACAGGGTCGCGCTGAATGCCCCGCTGGCTCATCTCCAGCATGGTCTGAGCGAAACCCGTACGTGCGAAGTCTCCGCGCTCTCCACCGTAGGGTTGCGCCGTGGCCGCCAGAATCTTCAGCGCGTCCATGCTGCGCTGATCCGTGGCCCAGTCTGGCGTTGTACGCTGTTGGCTGACTGCCAGGCTCTTCGCCACAGCCCCCAACGACTCTACCGAACCTCCTGTCGCCATGATGCCGGGAGCGAACTCTCGCGCGTAACCGGCGTACTTGCCGCCTGCGCGGGCCAAGCGCACGTCCGTCGACACCATCTCATCTGGACCGAAGCCCAGGCTCGCCGCGTTGCGCGACACCGCGTCGGCTTCCGTTCCTGTGCCGAAGTGGCTGCCGGTCATCGCGCGAATACCTGCGCGCTGCAACTGGATGCCTGCCATCTTGTTCGAAGCCTGTTGGGCGACGTCCATGGCCAGAGAGGCCGTGTTCATCGCGACCTGTCCAACGGCCCGAGCAAGCATTCCGGCCAGTGGGCCGCCCATGGCGGACGCCGCGGCGCCAGCAGCATCCCCTCCTCCGCCGGCATCTCCCCCGCCCCCGCCACCAGCCGCCGATGCCGTGATCTTCCCGTATCTGGACATCCGAATCTGGTGCCGCTCGCTGAGCGCCTGCCACTGCGAGTACATGCCCAGCGCGTGACTGCCGGCCTGCATGAAGCCGGACAGCTGCGTGCCAAGCAGCGGGTTCACCAGACCGGGAATACCCGTAGCCAACATGCGCGCCCGCTCAAATTCGACAAGCCGTTCACTGGCCTGCGCTGACCGGCCGCGGCGTTCGGCTGCGGCAGCTTCTTGGGCCGTTTTCTTCGCCTCGTCGTCTTCCTTCTTCCACGTCCGATACAGGGCGCGCTCGGCAATTCGGTCGTCCCGCCGGCCCTTCGAAACATCCGCCGCCTGCGCCGCAGCCGCTGTTCGCGCATCGTCACGAATAGCCGCAGCCTCTCGAATTCGGTTGAGCTTCGCCGCCTCCTTGTCCGCCGTGCTCTGAGCCTGGGCTGCGGCCGTCTGCCGCGCCTGCTGCTCGGCATTGGCCGCCTTGAACGCTTGCAACTCTGCAGAGTAGGCGAGGAACGCCGCCTTACGCGCTGCCGCTGGACTCAAGCCTTCCGGAATACTCGGCATCGCGCCCGAAGGAACGGTATACCCGACAGCGCCTGTGACCGGCTGGCCGCCCATGGCCACGGGGGCGACAGTGCCGCCGGCCCCACCGACCACCCCGGCCGCGGAACCCTTCAACTTGACCGTAGCCTCTTTCGGGATCTTCTCGAGGGCCTTCGCGAGGTCGCTCTCGAACGAAGTCGAATCCAGCCGTAGGGTGATGACCTTGGAGTTCTCAGCCATTCTTCACCCCACCGAACTTGCGCCGGAGTTCGGCGTCGAGCGCCTTCAGGTCCTCGGCCACAATCTCGAGTGTACCGTCCTCCCGCGTGCGCACAACCTGGTCATCCGCGCGCTGCGCCAAATAGCGCTCCCATTCCTCGTCGGACATGGTCAGAATGCGCAGTTCGATGATGTCACCTGGGGACGCTTCCGGGACTGTCGGGTTATCCGGGCTCATCCTCGGTGAGCGGAGGGAGTGTCGAAGATAGCCGAAAGACGGTGACTGGCGTCGCGCTATTGCCCGCTCCTCCGACTCCTCGAAGATACCTCGCGGCGTGCTCGCTGCACTCGTTGTACACCTGCACCAGGTAGCCGACGTTCTCCTGCAGCGCTTCTTGGAACCAGTCCGGCATCTTCGAGCACTGCACGAAGACAGTCGAGAGCATGGTATAGAAGGCCTGGTCGTCCGGCGTCATCTGCGCGTACGGCACCCCGGCGGCCAGCCGATTGAACAGCTGCGTCATGCGTTGACGGTCGGCCACGGTAGGCACCGTCGAGTCGAACGTGCACGTGCGCACCTCGCCGACCCGCGGAATGAACGCTTCAACCGTGATGGCTACAGTGCGATCAACAAACGTCTTCTTCTCCTCCTCGCCAGCGGAAGGGGTGGCGGCGAGAAGGTCGGAAACGAGGCGCGGCGAAGTCACGAGTCACCTATCAGGTGGTGACGACCCGGTTGTCCTGCGTCTGGATGCCCACAAAGGACACGTTGCGCAGCATCACCGACGAACTGTCGATGGACCAACTACGAGCCGTCATGCGGCATTGGCGGGCAACAACCAGCGGGGCGTTGCCGATCCTGTCGTAGATGGTGACATCGAAGGTCGGCGAAAGCAAGACCTCGTCCGAGGTGCCCTGGACCAGACCAAGGTCTGCGGCGTTCTGGCCGTAGATGACCACAGCGGCCATCTGGCCGCTCACGTCGATGGCCGTGGCTTCGTGCCGCTGGACGTACAGGCTGCCCAGAACGCGCACCGGGAACATGGCAGTGCCTTCCTGGAAGGAAGCGCTCGTGGCCCAGCCGACAGTGGTCTCGTTGATCAGGATGAGTGTCCGGCCGCCGGGGACCGCAATTTTCGTAGCCACAGAGCCCCCTGTTACGCCTCAAACACTTTGGCGGTGACGAGGAAGAAGAGCGCCGGCTGGGCGGGCGCGACGTCGTACACGACGTTCCAGACGCTGCCGCTGACGACCACATTGACGTTCAGGAACGCTTTGATCTCGTTCGCCTCGACCTGACGGATCAGTTCGGAGGTCACGCGCTGCTTGACCAGCGCCGTCGAGAGAATGGCGTTGTCCGAGCCGACCAGCGGCTGTAGCGCGAGACGCACGTTGCGCACGCTCGCGTTGACCGAGGCGTTCGACGACACCTGCCCGGCGACAGGGTTGTCGTTCGTGCTGTAGGTCGTGACGTCGCTCAGAACGACGATGGCGTTCGTGCCCAACTGCCGGGTGTAGGCGCTGACGCGGTCCTCAATGACCGTGTTGTCGTCGGCCGGAGCGTCCCAGTTGCCGCGGAAGTTCGCCACCTTCGGCCGCTTGTTGACCGGAGAACGCCCGAGGGCGAGACCGGCCTGCTCGGCACAGCGCTGCACGGCCTGGTACTGCGTGCTGAACCACTGCAGCGCGCCCGTGAGCGCGTTGGTCAGTTGCAGTTCCTGCGCGTGCACCGCCACGTTGCGCGAGTTGGTCGGGAACGAGTACTCGTCACGAATCTCCGTCAGTGTCTTCGTCACCGGGGCAGCGAAGAAGGCCGCGCGCTCCTGGCCGGCCAGCGCCGACTGGTCGCAGTGGGTCTTCAGCGCCGGGCCGAGGCCTGCGGCGTCCGAGCCCCAGGTGGCCACATACTGCAGGTCGAGCGTGGTGATCTCAGCCAGCGCAGCCGTGATGTCCGGCACCGCGGTAAACGCAGCGACGGTGCCGCCCATGAGGGTGCCGGTGATCGTGCCAGCCACGCCATAGGGCGCAGGCGGAAGGACAGCGCCGGTGTCTCGGGTGACGTCAACAATCTGCGAGCGGTTCAGCGTCTCCACAAGGAACCACAGGTCCGCACGTAGCGAGGCCTTGGCCGTGCTCTTGACGTTGACGTCCGTCTGCTCATCCACCTCGTTGGCCGGCGCGTTGTACACCGTCGGGCTCTTGAAGGTGGCCGTGAAGCCCTTGCTGGCGCCGTTGTTCACGACGGTCAGCATGTCGCTCAACTTGTCGTAGTCCGACGGGGTCAGGTCGTAGGCCGTGCCGCGAATGTCCAGCGTCGGAGCATAGGCGTTGTCCGAGGCGTTGGTGGTCTCAACCGTGACCTCGGTGATGTCCTGCCAGATGACGGTGTCGCCGCCGTCCTCCACCGGATACCAGGCCGTGTTGCTGGCCACGGTGATCGGGCAGACGACCGTGCGTACGACGCCGAGATTGTCGGTGCCGGTCACGGTGACCTGCATGTCATCGGTGGGAATCGAGGCGGTGCCGAATCGAATCTCCAGAATGGAGTCGATGACCAACTCGGTGGGCGTGATGGTGACTTTGCGATTCGGGTACGAGCCGCTGAGAGCCGCGAGGCGTTTGGTCCAGTTCCACAGGAACTGAGTGGGCGAAACCGACAGGGTCGAAGTGTCGCTACCTCCGCTGAGGTCGCTCGAGGTGCACTGCACCTCGGCCAGCACGCCGGCCTGCACGTTGGTGTAAGTCTCCGACGGCTTTCCCGGCACGGAGAGCGTGATGTTCAGGCCGCGAGGGTCTGCCACAGGCGCCGTGATGGAGAAGTAGACCTGGTTTCCTTTGGTTCCCCACAGCCGCGAGGCGAAGGTCATCGCGCCGTCGCCGTTGGCGTCGACGAAATCCTTGTACGCCTGTGCGCAGGTGTTGGCGTTGACAATGGTCACGGCAGCAGCGCCGCCGATGCCGTCTTCCGCCCAAGGCGAGAAGCAGATGTCCGCCAGCTGGGCGAGCGCTGCGTCGTTCGTGTCCCACGCAGCCATCGCCTTCGCGTTGGTGAACGTGGTCACCTTGCTCGGCGAAGTGCAGGGCTCGAACGTCGGAAAGCGCCCGACGAGTGCAATGTTGCCCGTGTTGCCCGCGGTCGGGGGGTTGACGCCACTCAGGTCCACCGTGGCGTACACGCCCGGCTTGAAGACCTTCTGCCCGTTGTAAATGACGAAAGCCGGCATCTAGCCCTCCTGACTGGAGTAGGGTACCACACCGCCCCGCACTCCGTCTATACCCACGATGTCGTTTACCAGAACCTGGATTTCTCCAATCAGTTCCGGCGCTTGGTTGAAGTGCTTCACGTTTGCCCAACTCTGCGCCGAGAAACGAATGGGCACAAGGTTGATTCCGGTCATGCCGAACTGCTCGGCGATGAACTCGTCGATGGCGGCCGGCCCGTCGTCGTCCTGGTACTTCACGTCGAAGTACCCGGCTTGGATGAAGTTGTCGTAGGCCATGTGTACGCAGGCGATGACCACCTGCGCCATGACGCGCGACAGGTCCCGGGTTGGCATGATCACCCGCGCCGCGGCCGTCTGCTCCAGCCAGATTTGATCTACCCACTTGCCATCCGCCGGATCTTTGAACACCTGCCGCCCGAGCGGGACCTGTACCTGCCGGGACGACGTCTTCTGGATGTAGCAGATGGGCAGTTGGTCCGGGCCGATTTCCTGGCTCTGCTTGGTCAAGAACTGGTGCGCACGCACGGCGTTCCACCACTCCAGCGTCTGACTGGCCGAGACCAGATCTTGTCCGGCGAGGATCTCGTGGAAGTTGGCGTAACTGTCCCGGAAGATTGGCCAATTCGACTCAATCACCACCTGCAGGTGTAGATCGAAGATGCCCATCATGGCGACAGCACCTCCGCGATGACCGCAGGAACATCCAAGGCCAGCACCTTCTCAGCCAACCGCGCAGCCGGCGTCGCCTCACGATGCCAGCGCTTGCCCCCTTGCGTCACGGTTCTGAACACCGTGTAGCGCGATTGGACCTCGGTCCTCTTGTCTTGGCGTTGCGAGTATGCCGCGACGATTCGAACCATCCCCTGCAGAACGTCTGTCTGGTGAGAAGGCTTCAACTTCTTGCCGAAACCAGCAGCGAGCCGTGCGCCCCACTGCGTGACGCGTTCCCCGCGGTCGTTGGAGAACTCCCGCGTGGGACTCAACTGCTTGATGGCTGACAGCACGGCGCGAGCGTCGGAACTGGCTGCCTGCTCAGCAATCTTGTCGTGCGTCTTCTCCATCGGGATGAAGGCGACCTTACCCGACTTGGAGTGCACGAGGCGCCCCTTGTACAGCCACGACGTGCGCCCGTTCTTTGTCAGGTACTCGTTCATGTCGTGGGCAGTCATGCCGTTCTCGGCAATGCTCGCCAACACTGCGGGCTTGTCAGTGCCTCCAGGAAGACCGAAGGTGACGCTGTTGTCCGTAACCGTAAGCACCTGAAGTTGCTGTAGATACGCCGTCTTTAGTGTGTTGTCGGGCAACTCTTCCAGCACACGAGCGCGCCATCTAGCAACACACGCCTCCCCGATGAGCGCCATCTGCGTCTTCGTGGCGCTTCCAGACAGGAAGTACTCGAGTTCCTGTGCGCTAAGCGGCATTGAGGTCCCCCTTCCACTCGGGCTTCAGCGTGGCCGACATCGTGACGACCTTGAAGGTCGGAGTGGGCTGCTTGAAGCCGACGAAGGTGTCGCGCACGCCGTGAGCGGCGCCGTCCACAACATAGCGGGGTTTGGCGTAGTACTCAATGCTGAACTGTGCGTTGGCCACAGGTGCGCGGTTTCCCGGCGCCGTGGACCAGACAATGCGCCCCTGGCTGTCGACCGTGAAGTCCACGCCCTGTACCAACGGAACCGGGTCCGTCACGTTGTCCAGGCCTGCCCGCAGGATCGTGAGCACGGACACAGGGGTGTTGCCTGTCTGCAGTTCTTGCGTCTGCGTGGCGATGGGGAAGCGCATGGCCTGCACGTTGCCCGAGCGGAAGTGCTTCTCCCGCACAACGTGGACGCTGTTCGTCAGCGTGATGCGGTCGCCGTCCGATGGCTTGTTCTCCGGCAGGAAGGTGGCCCGGCACGAACCGGAGTCCATGTCCCCGTTCAGGGCGAAGCGGTTGTTCCTGTACGCCTGGTTGAAGATCAGGACCTTGATCTCCTGCGCGTCGCGCAGGATGTAGTTCTTGCCCCCGCACGTAGCACAGGTGGTCTTCGCCGCGCCCGTGAGCTTCGTCGGGCCGAGCGCGGTGAAGTCCATCGCAACTGTCCCGAAGTTGTCCTGGCGCTGGCCGCAGGGACAAAGCGTGAACTGCTCCCAGATCACCGTCATGCCCTGGTTCCACACCTGGACGCGAAAGGCCTCGACGTCGAAGTCCGACCGCGGCGTCCGCTTCAGCGGTTCTCGGGAGGGCAACATCGGCATCAGCGCACCGACACGTTGGAGGGCGTGTATCTAGCTCGCAGCGAGGATTCCAACATCAGCAACTGCTTCTGGTACGCGGCAATCTCTTCCTTGTAGCCGACCGAGGTGAAGGACTGCGACAGCCCATCCTGACTGATGCTCCGGCTTCCGAGGCCAGAGCCGATGACGTTCGAGCCAGCCTGCGGAAGGATGCTGAGCGCCGCCACCAGGCCGATGTACTGCAGCAGGTCCTCGGGGATGGTCGAGGCGTACCAACGCACCGTCAGCGGCTCGGTAGGCACGTCGCTCAGGCGCGCGACAAAGCCGCCAGGCAGCGTCTCTTCGGTCATCACCGTGATGTTCGCGTCCGCCTCACTCGGGTCGACCAGCGTGTACCAAACGTTGTAGTCCGAGCTCTCCAGCGTCGCCGGCAACTCGACAGCAAAGCTGTCGTCCGGCGAGGTCACCGTAGCCGTTCCAGCGCGAAAGTAGAAGCCCGAGGTGTAGGACACCCGCCACGCGGCCGGATTCAACTGCCGGTTCCACGGGATGGGCCAGACCAGCACGTTCGACAGCTGCGGGGCTCCCGACACGGGCACGATCTTGATGTCAGCGTAGGTGTAGGAGCTGACCAAGATCCACTGATTCGGGATCGTCATCACCTGCTGATTACCGAAGAACATCTTCATCTCCTCGACGGAGATGAGCGGCCCGTGGTTCAGCTTGATGGGGTAGAAGGCGTTCTTGTCTTCGTAGTACTGCGAATGCCGTTCACCGATGCGCGTGCGGATGATGATGTCCACACACAAACGATGCTCGGCATAGGCCACAGCCTGGCGGATGGCGCGCTCGTAGAAACTGTCCGGCTGTGGCTGACCGTACTGATTCGTCAGGTCAATCCACGCAAGGAACTGCTCCTTGAGCCACGCGGCGGGCATCAGCGCGTAGACATTGTCCGCCACTGTTTCCCCGCATGTTCAGGCTTACTGAACGAAGTCGATGGCCCAGTAGATGCTCGTGCCCGAACCGCCCGGCGCAGCGTCCACCTCGATGGGCAGGTTGCCGCCAGATACGACTCCCGACCACACAACAGACGCTGTGCCCGGGTCGGCCGCGAACGAAACCTGCGCGCGCTTGCCGTTGTAGCGCGTGCCGACGGCGACGCTGGCCGTGGTGTCTCCAGCAGCGATGGACGCCACGCCGCGGGCACGTCCCGGCGCGCGGCCCATGGTAAAGGCCAGACCGACCGAGCCGGTCGCAGACACGGCCGTCACGTTGCCGACGTACCACAGCCCCAGGCCGGTGTCCGACGGGGGCGTCAGCGTGAGGAGGCCTGAAGCGTCCAGGAACACTGGATCTCCAAGAATCGCGCCGCTGGTGTTCAGCGCTGTGGACGCGAGATTGATGCCCGACGTTCCGACAGCCCCTTGTGCGCCAGCGGAGATGGCGTTCAGTGCGATGGCCGACGGGGGCGGTCCGGCGGTTCCGGTCATGTCCGCCGGACCCACGGCCAACAGCCCTGTCGTGGTGTCGTAGCCGAAGCACGACACGCCCTGTCCTTTGACGAGGGGCGAGCCGGAGGTGTTGATGACGCGAACGATGGGCTCAACGACCGCGGACACCATGAACCACCGGCCAGTGCCGGAAGTGGGCGCGACGATGGTATAGTCGTCGCCGGTGGCGGTCGACGCGCTGTCGAACACGGCAATCGAGCGTCGACCCATCGAGTCGGTCTCGACCACGCGCAGCTGCTTGTCCTGGCGGTCGGCCGCGGCCACAGCCTTCAACGCGGCGATGCTCGCGACGGGATCGGCGAAGTTGCCGCCGGCCGAAGCAATCGCTGCATCTACTGCCTCGATGCCTTCGATCAGCGCCGTGGTCAACTGTGCCCAATTGTCCTGGGGCACAGCGGCCAGCGGAATCGACGCCTGGCTGAGCCGCGACATCTTCCCGCTGGTCGGGTTGAGCCACGTGTCAAAGACAGCCTGAATTGCGGCAGACAGAGCGCTCACGGGGTCTCCTTGTTCTTCGGCTTCGGACCGGGCTTGCCCTTCGGCTTCTTCTCTTCGGTGGCGACCGCGACGGGTGCCGCGTGTGCCGCAGGCGCCTCGGGCTCAGCCGCAGGCCCGGCCAGTTCGGCTTCCGCCGGGTCCGAGTCAGGCGCGACGCGAAACACGTAGTGCGTTGGGAGCGAGCGCATACGGAGGATGTCCGCCATGTCTTCGCCGCCAGGCTGGGGGGTCAGGAGACCGTCGGTCGCACTGACCTGGTACTTGCGCCCCATGTAGATGGCGCCACCCCATACGTGCTCGCGTCGCGCGTGCCACATACCTGTCTTCCTTAGCCGTTGCTCGGCGGGGGAACGTTGCGGAAGACCCACATCTTCTGCGGAGCCTTCATGGCCAGTGCGCAGTTGGTGAAGACCGCAAACGGCGTGGTGAGCTCGAGCTTGGCCAGGGGGACACGCATCAGGTCCAGAAGCTGGACCATCTCCATGTCGGCCGGGCGCTGCTGGGTGATCACCACATCGAAGTGGCCGGGCAGCACGTTGTTGTAATCGTAGATGACCGTATCCACGCCGACGGTGCCGCGCGCGAACTTGCCAATCCACTGGGCGGTGGTCGCATCCGACACATCGGCGCCGGTACGGTACACCTGGTACCACAGGGTGGTATCGGTGTCCGCGCTGTCGTCGATGGTCAGCGCCACTCGGTCGTCAGCCGCCACGGTGACCGTGACGATGTTGCCACCGGTGGCCGGGGTGAAGCCGCCGGAGCTGTTGTAGGCCACGACGATGTACTTGTAGTCGCCCGCGTCATTCGCGTAGAACCGCGAGTTGGCGTTGAAAGCGGCCGCAGCCGAGACGACCGGGGCGGTCGGGCGGCCGGTGTCGGCGCTCGGCGAGGTCGGGACCAAGCGGTCACGCCAGGTACCGAGCATCTGCGACATGCCGACGGGCAGGCGACCCTTGCTCGATTGCACCTCGAACGCGCCGGCACCGAAGGCCGCCAGGCGGTCGCGGTCAGCATTGTCCTGACGCAGCTGCGGGTTGATCTCCTTCGAGAAGGACGACATGACCCGGGGAGGAGCCCAGATGTTGGTCGGCTTGGCGTAGAAGTACTTGTCGGTCTCCAGCTGGCGGAGCTTCTCTTCGATCTGTGGCAGCGACAACTGGTGCACGCCATTGCTGTCGTGCATGTCGGTGTAGTTGCCCGCAGCGATGATGGCCGGGATGGCGCCGGTGAACTCCAGCGGGTTGGCCGTGGCGTCGCCATACCACGAGTCGAACTCCATGGCCTGGCGCAGGATCATGGTCGCGTTGGTAGTCTCGAGGTTGAGCAGCGAGGTGCTCACGCCCACGCCGGTCAGCGAGCCCAACACGTCGGTGATCTCACGACGGTTGACGTAGCTCTTGAGCCGAACCGCACCGTAGTCGGTGACGGTCTGGTCGTTGCCGCCAGTGAGACCTTCCGTACGAGCCGCTGAGCGGTACTCGTTACCACGCGAGGTCAACGGACGCCATTCGTGGACGGTGTTGGTCGCGCGAGCGCGAGGCAGCGTGCCGACGAAGTTCAGGTCGTTCATCTGGAAGACGAACTCGGTCAGTTCGTCGTCAATCGACTGCAGAACCAGCGGGGTCAAGTCGTTGCCACCGCTGACCGGGGTCTGGAAGCCGGCCGCCTGGACGCCGCTGTCGAGCGACTTGCGCATCCAGTCGTGCTGCGAGAACAGAGCCTCGCGCTCCGACTGGTCCAGGCCCTCGAGGCCCGAACGCAGCGCCTTGTTCATCTGCTCAACGAAGCCACCGCCCTGAATCTTCGCAGCATTGCGACGACCCTCGGCGTTCTTGGCCTTCCAGTAGAACTCCACTTCGGCCGAGTCGCGGAAAGCCCGCGGGTCCACTCCGGCCGGAATGGGATTGGCACGCAACATGCCGAGGTCGAATTGAGCAGACATCGTGGTCTCCTGTGAGAACGGTGACTGGCCTTACGCCAGGTCGAGCTTGTACTTGGCGCAGATGGTGGCCAGCGCGTCTTCCGAGACGGCCGCGCTGATGGCGGTAAACGCCTCAGCCGCCGAGTCCGAGTCGATGGCGTACTTGTTCTTCGCAGCGGCCAACGCCTTCTTGGCCTTGTCCTTGTTCGAGGTCAGCGACTTGCGCATCTCCTCCAG